GAAAAACGTAGAGTTGCATCAGGGAGATTCCGTGAAGGAAGTACTTCTGAAAGAGCATAATTGGAATGGAGTTGATGTACCCGATGATGCAGATGTCGTGTACATTGATGCTCCGTGGGGAGGGCCAGACTACAAGGAAAAGAAAGAGATGGACCTGTTTCTAGGGAAACATCGGATAGATTTGATCGTGGACGATTTGCTGAGCTCGTGGGAGTACGGTCCACGATTCGTGTTCCTGAAAGTTCCGGCCAATTACAACTTTTCCAGGTTAGATAGTTTAGGATTGAAATGGGAGAAGCATAAGATCCGAGGATTCTACGTTGTGTGTTTATTTGCCAATAAGAAGTAATGGAGACGATTCTGTATCGTCGTAAAAAACTTGAGGTGAAAACTATACCAAAAGGGACACTCCTGTTCCGTCTGGTAAAGAATCCTGACGATGATGTGAGAGGAGTCTTGCTTGCAGATGGAACCCGATGCATCACTCCCAACCAGAACGTGTTTTTCTACCCTGACCCATTCACGGGAAAGATTGCGCTGACGAAATGGTTTCGCGATTTGAAGACGATCGTGGCGTACAAACTTGTTCGCGACGTCAAAGTGTTATGGCTTCTGTCCCCGTCAAAGAATACGAGATTAGCCAAGAATACCCAGAAGAATTTTTTGAAACCCTGTTCGAAAGTTCCCAAGGGATGTCTTCCTAAAGCACGGAATGAGTATGATGCATGTGTGAGTTCCACACTCATCAAGAAGTATCCAGATATCGTGGGAATGGCAGAAATTTCAATCAACGATGCTCGGGCTTTGAGTCGCAATAAGACTCGGCGAAACCGTAAGTATATGCGCATGGCATCAGACGCTTCGGGCACAAAATCAGTTCCTGAACTTGTGCTTCATCCACTCTCCCAGCGACCTCAGACAGATATCATCGTTCATGAGGGCGATGTGTTAGAGAACAATTATCAAATGATAGGGGAGTACAAATTAGCCGACGAGCCGGCGCTTCGGCAGTTGCTGGACAATGCCAGATTCAATCCCGAAACGTTCTTTTACGAAATCTAATTACATCTGGAAGTCGAGAATGTAGACCACAGTCAAGTATGCAGCGATAGCCAATCCCAAGATCCACAGCCATACTGGAAACACGGTCGACTCCCGTTTTCCAACTCCAAAGGGGCGGATATTTCCGTCTTTTCCGAACGCTACACTAGGCTTTAGGTAAAGAAACCCCGCAACATAAAACAGATAAATTGCTACTGTCCAAAGTTTCGGATTCTTGCGGACAACCTCTTCCATTATCATTTCGGCTGTAAAATTAAGTGAGAATGTCATACGTTCTACCCGACAGGAAACAGTTTGCCGATTCCGTAACTCGGATGTTCTTGAAGTACCGGCAAAAAACGGTCGAGGGAACCGATGACACGACAGTGAAGGGGCAATTATACCCTTACCAGAAACTCGTGCGCGACTACCTCTTAATTGAAACTCCTTACCGAGGCCTGTTGTTGTACCATGGTCTGGGCTCGGGCAAGACACGGTCGGCCATTGCGGTCGCCGAGTCCTTAATGAGCAATAAGAAGGTGTATGTCCTTATTCCGGCCTCGCTTCGTACCAACTTTACGAATGAGATCAGGACGTTCGGAGATTCAGTGTACATTAAGGACCAGCACTGGGAAGAAAAGAAGATTCGGTCCGATGAGGATCGGGATACTGCAAAATCACTCGGTATGTCTGATAAGTATTTGGATGATAATGGACGGTACTTTATGACGATTCCCCATTCGAATCCGAATTATAGTACCCTGTCTCGCGAACAGCAGAAAGGAGTTGAAGCTCAAATTGATGACTTGATTGAACATAGGTTTAATTTCATTAACTATAACGGTATCTCTGAGAAGAACGTTGAAAAGTTACTTCCAACTCAGCACATGTTTGATAACTCCGTCGTGATCATTGAAGAAGCACATAACTTAATTGGATCTGTCGTAAACGATCGGGAAATCAAGCGCAAGTTGTACGATATGATCTACTATGCTACAAACTGCAAGGTTGTGGCTTTATCGGGAACTCCCACGATTAATCGCCCTCAGGAAATTGCTTACTTAATGAACCTGCTTCGTGGACCTATTGAGCGTGTCACTGTACCTACAAAAGCGGCAATGGCGTGGGACGAAGCTCTGATGACTGCATTTTTCCGCCAGCAAAAAGATGTGGATACGATAGAGTACAATTCCGTAAAGCATGAGATCAAGCTCACACGTAATCCTCCGTACTTTGAGAGCGTATATAACGAGAAAGGAGACCGGATTGCCGTGAAGTATTCTAAAGACTTCAAGCAGGAACCGGATATCAAGAAATGGGCCACTGAATGGAAAGTTGATTTTGAGACGCGGTTTGCGGGCGTAGAGCTTTTGGGCGAAGATAAGATGCATGTAGAAAATCTGGAGTGTTTACCTACAGACTTTGACGGTCCTCAGGGATTTATTAACACGTTCGTGGACGGATTGAATATCAAGAATGCCCTGATGTTCGGACGGCGTATTCAAGGGTTGGTGTCGTACTACAAGGGTGCTGACGAAAAGTTACTTCCCAAACGTCTGGACGAGGACAAGACCCTGCAGAAAATAGATATGTCTCCTCAGCAGTATCTCATGTACTTGGAAGCCCGTAAAGTTGAAATGGATCGTGATGCGAACAAGAAACGTAATCCATCCATCAATGACGATCTGGGTTCGTATCGTATGACGTCTCGTCTCCTGTGCAATTACGCAATTCCCCCAGAGTTCAAGTACAAGATAACAGATCTAGGAGAAACTGAAGAGTCTATGTACGGCAAACCTATTCCGGAAGACAAGCAAGTCATTCTAGATAAGTTGGACGCTGATCCTGAACGGTTTCTTTCTCCCAAAACTCTTGAAAACTTCTCACCGAAAATGGCCAGAATGCTCAAGGATCTGAAAGCGAGTGTAGGTAAAGACGGCGAGTTCAATAACCAGTTCGTGTATTCCGAGTTCAAGTCTTTGGAAGGTCTTGGAGTATTTGGACTTATTTTGAAGCATAATGGGTTCCAGAAGTACAAATTAGTCAAAGAAGGAGGACAGTGGCGCGAAGGCGAGATGGAAAAGGGCGTGCCAGCGTTCTGTACGTATACTGGTGAAGAAGACAAGGATGAACGTGAGTACGTCCGCCTGATTTTCAACGGCGAGTACGAACAGTTACCAGGAACGTTACGTGATTCAATCAAAGAAAAACGTCGGCTGTGCATTTTCATGGGAACAAAAGCGGCGTCTGAAGGTATTACCCTGAAGAATGTCCGAAACGTGTACATTATGGAACCGTACTGGAACCCTGCGCGCATCGAGCAGGTTATTGGTCGCGCTATCCGTATCAACTCTCACGAGACGTTACCTGCAGACGAGCGTAACGTTACAGTCAAACTGTACATGTCAGTATTTGCGCCAGAACAACTCACTGACCAGGAAGGGCCTAACATTACGCTCATTCGTCGTAACGATATGAAGTTAAAGAGATATGAAGGCGACGAGGCCAAAGATGCGTTCATGACGTCGGACGAGTTCTTGTACGAAGTCGCATTTGAAAAGAGCCGAATTATCAAGAGTATTGCCACGATCCTGAAACAGGCGGCCGTCGATTGTGAGATTCATCGTAAATTACATTCGAAAGAACAGCCGGTGATTCAGTGTATGCGTTTCGATACGTCTGTGACTGCAGAGGATTTAGCGTACCGTCCATCGTACTTGAATGACGAGAGGGATGCGCTGTACAAGGTAAACTTAATACGAAAAAATAGGAAGCTCCAAATTGTGAAAGTAAAGGGAATGGTTATGATCCTGGATCCACAGACGAATGAAATTTTTGATTACGTTGCGTTCCAGGACACGAAGCGATTATTACAGGTAGGGTCACGTAATGGCCCCAACTCCATTTCATTTTTCCCGGGTGTTGTATAAATGGCCACTGTAGCCCATCCCAAGACATCATCAAATAACCAGGCGGGAACGCGTGGATTATCTGCCGCCGACTGGACACGGCTACAGCGTCTGCGCGGAGCCAAGGCGTATGCGACCGTGATTGCAAACAATACTGATGTGAACGTCGCGACTGTTCCCCAGACGAAGTATTCTGTCCCAATGCTGAATCCTCGGCGGACGGGAGAGAGCCGTATTCAGCGGACTACTGGACAATGGATAGATTACAAGGCGTCGCAGGTTGCGGACTACATCATATCCAAGTCGCACTTCAATAACACGAATGCCAAGAACTTGCAACTTACACGTCTGTGCAATTGTACGACTGTATCGATTAACGTAGATCGGACCGGATGTGGAAAATGCGGAGTATACAGACATAAAACTATTCAGTAAATAAGTAAGAGATGTCTGGAGGTTTAATTCAGCTCGTAAACAAGGGCGCACAAGATCAACTAGTATGTGGGAACCCGTCGTTCACGCATTTTAGGACCGTGTACAAGCGCCATACGGATTTTGCGATGGAGCAGTTTGAGCTGGTCTTTAAAACGACTAATTTGAGAATTCCTGTATCGGGTTCAGTTACCTTACGAGCAAATGTCGAACAGTTTTCCCAGCTCGTGAATGATTGCTATATCGTGATGACACTTCCGAACATTTATTCGTCCGTTCAGCCCGTATACGCGTCTCATCCGAACTTGAATAATAATTCATCGGCGATTGGGTACGAATTCCAGTGGATCCGAAATATCGGATACAACATGATCAATTACGCTGCGATCGTCATCAACGGTCAGGAAATTGTACGTCACACTGGAGAGTGGATGAAACTGTATGCGGACCTGAACTTCGATGCGAATAAGAAGGCTATGGTTGACCAGATGGTAGGTAATGTTCGGGAAATGTACGATCCCGGAAACGCGTATGATCGTACAAACCAGTACCCTCATGCGATCTCTACAGAGACAGCACTCGCAGAACCGTCAATTTATGGACGTACACTGAATGTGCCTCTCCATTTTTGGTTCTGCGAAGATGCTGGATCAGCTCTTCCACTGGGAGCCCTGCAGAATTCTATTGTGGAAATTGTGGTGGAACTGACGAATATGTACGAGTTATTCACGATTCGCGATATCCGTGAAACAATCGACAATCTCCCGAATCCTAACTTTGGAGTCCGCATTGCTCCTGATCCCAGCAGTCCACTGATGACGATGAACAATTTCCTATCACCTCCAACGTATTCTGTTACGCCGGTTCCTACCAATCCTACAGTATACTACTGGGTCCTCAATCCATTCATTGAGGCCAACTATATCTTCCTAGGAGATGCTGAGCGTATTCATTTGGCAAAGACCGAGAACTCATTCATTATCAACCAGGTGGATATGGTAACCGCCGATGGTCAACATGGAGCAAGTAATGATCTACTCTTACTTATGCGTAACTTGTGTACCCAGATCGTATGGGTTGCTCAGCGATCGGATCGTATCCTCCAAAACGATGTTGATAACTATACGAACTGGGTGGATCCGTATAAAGCTCCCATTAACACTGCGGGCATCACAGGTCCGGCGGGAGTATTTAATAGTGGAAATGCTCTGGACACGGGAGTATCCCAGCGCGATATCCTGCTTGAGTCAGCAGTGATCATTGACGGAAAGGAGCGATTCTCTTTCAAACAGACGTACTTTTTCAGCCAACTTGAAAACTATCGCTACCAGACTGGTCGTACCACCACCGATATTCCTGGAGTGTATACCTATTCGTTCGCACTTGATCACCACAAGAAACAACCAAGTGGTCACATTAATGGTTCAATGTTCAACAAAATCCTCCTTCGTAATTCGTACGTTCAGCCACCGTTTATTTCAATTGATGCAGATCCTGCCCAGGTAGCTCCCGTATGTGTACTGAAATCATCACTGAATAATCCCCGACCCACCATTGTGAATCCCAACGCAGTAGGTCCAAATGGTCTTCCACTGTACTCTGCCCTGGATGTAATTACGATTGTTCCGTCATCTCAGGTCGCAAATGCAGTGAAGACTTTACCGTACAGTTTCACAGTTCGTGCGTACGTTGAATCATACAACTATCTTCGCGTGATGGGAGGAATTGCGAACGTTGTATTCAGCTCATAATCCTTGCAGTATAATAAGAATGGCCACCGGAGTCAAAATTCAGTCGGCAACATACGGCGTAGGAACGACCAATTTAATCGATGTTGCGGGCGCTGTAAGTTCACAGGTAGTGGATGGAAAGTTACATTTCGTAGTCACTCCGACAGCCCTGAATATTACGGATCCTTCTCCGGGGCAAGTAAAGACACTCACCGTGAACTATACGATCAACGGTGGTCAGAGTAATACAATCACGGCAGTCGACGGAGAAGCGATTGATATTGATGCTCCTCCCGCACGCCTTGCTTCGGGTCTACAGATCGTGAAAGCAGAGTACGGTTACGATAAGAATTATCAGGACGTGACCGAAGCTGTTCGATCATACCTGAAAGATGGAAGCATTAACGTGACAGTGAATCCTAGAAATATGGGAATTCCCGATCCTAATCCGAATAAGGCCAAGCAGTTAAAGGTGGATGTAAAAATCAATGGCAATCCAAGTTCGCTTACAATTAAGGATGGTCAGACGTTCAAGCTGAATGCTCCCCCAGTGAACGCAACAAGTTCGGGAAGCACACCGACGCAGGATGTGATGAGCTTCATTGGATCTCTCGTTGGCTATTTTGGATATTTTGTCATGTTGTTCATCTTGTTTTCAGTCACAATCGAGTCTGCTCTCTATGGCGAGACTCTGTTTACGGGAGGCAAGCTGATTCTTGGTTTCATGGCATTCGTGAGTTTTGGCGTATTCCCGATTTTCATCTTGCCGTTTTTCATGTTTTTTTGGCGATTAGTGTTTGGGTAAACGAACTCTACCATGATTTTCTGGGCCGAATAAGTAAATGGCAGATAAAATATCCATAAACGAGGCGCTTGTACTTGGTCAGCGTACTCCTCCGCGTCAGATGACAGGGTACAAACGTAAGCTGATTCCCGATTCTCCTCCTGATACGACCTCTCAGCCTAAAGAGGTCGATTTAACCGGTATTGAAGCACAGGCTTTAGCTGCTCAGAAAGAGCAGGAGATGTGGGCACGCGCAGCTCAGAATGCTCGCTGGCGTGAACGTGAGGATGCAAGTAAGAGACAGGGAGGCACATCTCGTCGTCGTAAGACGAAGAAGGGACGCAAGACTCGTCGGCGTGGAGGTGACCCACCTAACGTTGTGGTATCAAATCCTGCGTGGAATCTACCGAAAGGTAAGTCAAAGTCTGTTACGGGCAAGGGACGTAAGACTCACCGTCGTCGCAAGTAAAAAATGCCATATTTCAGGCTAATTAATTGGTCAAGCATTTAAGCGCTGATCTCCTCAGCCTTGGTCTCCTCTTCGGGAGCCTCCTCGGCTTCATCGTCGGTCTCGCTGTTGAGCTTGATCCAGTCAAACTTGTGCTCCTCGAGGCTCTTGGCATCGAAGTCGGCGTCCGTCAAGTCGTTGATGTACTTCTTGATGTTGTCCTTTGTCTTGTTGAGCTCCTTGACCTGCTCCTTGGTCCGCTTGGTCGCGGGAAGGTCGGCGGGAATGCCGACCAGTTCAAGAATGGCCAGTGTAGACTTCTCCTTGGGGCCAAACGTGACATCACGCTTGCCGTCAGTGTTCTTCTTGGGCTCCTCCTCGCCAGCCGCCACCTTGGCAGCCTTCTTGGCAGGAGTCTTCTTGACAACCTCAGCCTTGCCAGCACCGGCCTCAGCGGGCGCGCTCTCAGCATCAATGATCTTGTTCAGCGCATCGCGCGCGTTGATCAGGTTCTTGAGAGTCTTGGCGTCCATTGTAGGTGTGTTGGTCTTGGTAGTTGTCGGGGTACTCTGTTCACTATTCAATTCAACAAATCCGTTTTTAACAAGTAAAAAGTGGCAGTATGATGCCAGCATTATTGTAGCCCCATCTGGGCTGTCTAATTCATATAGGTCTGCTTGCGCAGGGGTGCACCCGGGCAGTCCCGGCGCGTGTGCGCGGGAGCATAGTCCAGGCCATGAAACATGTAATCCGGAAACGGGATGAGGAGTACGTCAGCGCTACTCGCCAGATGCGGGTACTTGGTGTCAAATGACTTCGCCAACATCTTCTTGTGCGCCTCAAGGGTCGCCTTGGACTCCTCGTCGTAGTTCTTGTACGGGTGGTTCATTGTTGTAGTGTGTTGTGTACTATCCCTTCTCTTAACAAAACCAATTTCGTTTTTGATGTAAAAATGGTGTATAAAACACCGGTCAGCCGATTTGCATCAGTCGGCGCTTAGCCCAGGCAGCCTTCATGGCATTTGAGCGGTTGCGATACTTGATATCCTCTATCTCCTTGAGCCTGCGTTGCTCTTCGTGCCAGGCCCTGAGGCCTTGCGAGCGTTTCTCCTTAAGAAGAATTTTGTGTAACTTCTTGCTCTTGGATGTGCTGATACGCTCCTTGCTCAAAGACATCAAAGCGTTCACCATCATACGTGTATCGGGATCCATCGTAAACGTGGTATGAATCATCACTACTTTATCAAATCCAATTCCGTTTTGAATTGAAAAATGGTGGTGTTTAAAACACCGGTTCTTGTTTAGTTTTTGTTTGAAACTATACACGCATGTAGCGTGTCAAGGATTGTTTGGCCAGGTTGGTACTGACCGTATTGCAGCGAATATCCATCAATGAACTCGTCGCAGACAATGTCAAACTCGAGCCCCATAATATTGATGGCGTACTTGCCTTCGGCGAACCTAGATGCCCGCCATGAAATGCCGTCACCCATCTGCTTAACGAACGCGTCAAGAGCCTTAGGCACGTTGTATGTGGACATTTCGCAGTCCAGGTATAGCCTCCACTATTTTGTCAAAACTAATTTCGTTTTGCGTTTCCTGAGGTGGTTTATAGTACGGAAATTTAACAAATGTCTACCGAGTTCGCCAAGGAACATCTGCGCGAACATCTCGTGGGTCTATTGGTCGGTCCGGTGTCCGATGGCTTCTGGAGTATTTGTGATTCGGCCAAGGAACTGTGTCAGCGTAATGGTCAGCTAGATCAGGTCCTGCGTACGTTCCAGAATATGCTCACGCGTATCCCCGAATGGTCAGAGACTACCCTGAACACGGAAGTCGAGCGTATTGTGAAGGTCTCGGGATGTAATTACCTCGACGATCTTCTGATGGGTGTCTTTATTTCGTACATGAAGTCATTTGCATCTCTACACTACCGTGGTTCTCAGTCGGAACTCAAGATTGAGTTTGATCGTCCGAGCGTAGGCAAATTCATTCACGAACTGTACAAGCATTCGGCTCGCAAGATGTGGCAGATGGCGTACTATTTTAAGACGGTAGGTGTATCGTCCGAACAGCAGGCTCGTAATCGTCAGGAGGTTGAGAAGATCGTCACGGACTGTATGGAGCAGGTGATTCGGTCATTCTTGCCATGGGAAGCAATTGCCAAGAAGTATTTTTCGGAGGATGATGTAGTGCCGGTGACTGCTCCCTTGGCGTCTTTACCCATCAAGGTCCAGCATGCTCCTGAAACGCCAAAGTCGTCTCCAGTGATCAATCAGGTGAAGTTTGAGGACGATGTGCCGGAACCTGAGTCAGACTCGGATTCAGACTCGGATGCAGGGTCAGACGATGAGAGTGGCGACGATACTCGCGGACAGTTACTCGTTGGTGAGGAAACTGCAGAAATTGATTTTGAAGATTTGGATGATGTAAAGGCGTCTGAGCCTTCTAAGAAGGACGACGATGATCCTCTCAAGGATATGGAAAGCAAGGCCCAGGATACGCTCGTTCTAAATATGTGAAATTTTGATTGAGCGCAGAATAAATGATGATTGCTATTGCTGCCATATCTGTAGCCCTCGTATGCTTTATCGTCTACGCTCTAGAGCGCCGATCAAAGGATGAGCCAATTGACTGGACGGATGCGGGTAAGCTCTCGCTGTTCGGAGGTATTATTTCAGCCGGTGTGGTATTTGCGACCACAACGGATGTTGTTACGGATGCGGTGAAGAATATGGAGATTCCCAGCGTTCAGGATATGTTTGTGGGCAAGCCGACGTTTTAGACTTCAATGACACAGCAGTCTTCTCCAGCAGGGACTGATTCAACACTATACACAGATTTCAGCGAAATAAGTTCATTACGTGGAACTGCATTTTTACAGTAGCGAGTAATTGCCTTGTAAAGATGGAAGCCATGGTACCGATCATGCTTAGCCTCCTTTTTTCCGAATAAAACTGACCCTCCGTCGTCCGTCGTCATCCATTTCATGAACCGTATAAATACAGGGTTTGCCCGGTAATCTAAGCACTCAGGTCCTTCAGGGAATAAGTCCCAGAACATCGAGGTGGCTAGACGTACGAGATCAAATGAAGGATTTGGTTTGATTTCAGGGTACTTTGCAATATACCATGGCTCAACATTAAACTGTCCGCCAGCTTCCTCATCAATTGAGAAATGGTCGCTCATAAACAGTTTGGGCTCTTTCATTCCCATGATCTTGACTGAACCAATACCACGCTCAAAGTCAATAATCTTAATCAGGTAACCGTACGTCGGAACGCGGTAAAATGAGCCAGCATGATTGTAGTAAAAATATTCGCGATCCGTGGGAATGTACATGACGTTATTGGAATGCAGATCATTATGGGTGAACCCGTAATTGCGCTGAGCAAATGCCAAAGCAAACATAACCTGCGAAAGCCAAGCTAGATGCTTGTCCGTATCGGTCGTTGTGGCACACAGTTCGTGGAAAGTTCCGGTACACGTTTCCATAACCGTGATCTGAACAGGTACATTATTGAAAGATGCCCATGCGAACGGCTCATTTTCCTCATCGTCCTCGTCCTCATCCTCTTCATCGGATGCACAACTACACGATTTCATTCCAAATACGTACGATGTCGATACACTCGAACTATCTGACTCATCATCATCGTCTGTATCTTCGTCGCGCATCATAGGGTTCATGTCTGCAATCTGGGCTTCGACTGGAGTCGTGTCCATTACCGGCACATCGCCTAGCGATACGTCTTCCCCTAAAAGAACATTTGCACGGGCGCCACGAGTATGTTTGAACTCGCCAGAATGAACTTCATCGGTCAATTTGATCTCAAATGTTTTTCCGATATTGGAAGAAAACCATGAGCGCTCTGACAAGTCGGCGTAGTCGTCTGATATATCAATGGTATGCTTTTCCGCCAATGCCGTGAATACGCCGTACACTTTAGGAAAATGCTGGCATCCAGATTGGGCTAGAACAGTAGACAAAAGAGCTCCGACGTAGGCTGCGTTATTAGGATCCTGGATCTTTCTCCAGATCTCGGCGGACTCTTCTTCGGTGGTGGGCAGACCGAGTGACGTCCCATAATCTCCCTGCATCCATTTGAAAGGAGATAGAAGCATAGTGACCTTGCGATGAACTGGAACTACACTACCCTTCGTAGTGCGAATATGATCGGCATCCAGAATCGTGGCAATACCATCATTGACCTTGAATCCAAACTCTTGTGGCGCATCCCGAACTTCTGTCTTGAACAGTTTCTGGATGGGTGGAAAGAATGCCTGGATATGATTCACGCCCCAAAACTGCTGGGTTTTAAACCCTTTCGTATCAACTCGCTGTAACGATAATCCCACTGCGTTCGTACGAAGTTCACTGCCCGCCGACGGTTTGCGTTTGACCATATTATTATGGCGTCCCAAACATAAACTAAAAAGTACACGCACTAAAGCAAGATGAACTTCCAAATCAAGAAGTTCAATATTGATATGTTGAAAGACAGGTGTGAGATAGATTCACGAAAGTCTCCAATGATTGTCGTCATTGGAAAAAAGGATACTGGAAAATCGTTCTTGGTACGCGATATCCTTTTTAATACCCAGCACTGTTTTCCTATTGGAACAGTAATTTCAGGCACAGAGGTTGCTAACGAGTTTTTTCAACATATGGTTCCGTCCAAACTAATTCACGATAAGTACAGTCCCAGTATTGTGATGAACGTCATTAAGCGCCAGCTTGGAGTGAAAACTGCGCGAAATGAAGAGAAGAAACGGTCCGGTGGAAATTCGTCGACTGATCCTCGAGCTTTCCTGATTTTGGATGACTGTTTGTATGATGCGTCATGGATCAAAGAGGAGTCTACGCGCTACATTTTCATGAACGGTCGACACATTGATGTGATGACCATCATTACGATGCAGTACCCTCTTGGAATTACACCTAATCTGCGTACGAACGTGGATTTCGTGTTTATTTTGCGAGAGAGTATCGTGAATAATCGCCGTCGTATTTACGACAATTATGCCGGTATGTTTCCCACGTTTGAGATGTTTTGTCAGTTCATGGACCAATGCACGGAAAATTTCGAGTGTTTGGTCATCTGCAACGGTGTTCAGTCGAATCGTCTTGAAGACCAGGTGTTTTGGTACAAGGCATCCGATCACCCAACCTTCCATTTATGTGATAACTCGTTGTGGGTGGACAATAAACCTTTTTCGAGCGCGATGTTGGCGCAGGACGAGTACAATCCCGACTCTTTGCGCAAAAAGAATTCGAGCCCTTGGGTGCACGTCAAGCAACAAGGTAAAGATAAACATTAATCCTGCGTACAAATAATGGCATATCTTGCCGCATCCGCCTTGAACCGAAATAATCGCAGATCAAGGTCAACAGCATCGGGTCCTTCTGAACCGAGTCGGAAAGACCAGTATCTGGCTACAATAGCTGATGATCTTCAGCGTGGCGATGCTGCTAACTTTTTTACACACACATCTCAGTTTTTTTCGGAGTTTAAGTCGGTGTATTCTCGCGAACAGATGGTTAATAAAATGCTCGATCTGAATCCTATGGGTTATGCAATTATTCACGGAAATCCCATGCTGGTCGATACTGTTCTTAAGATATTCCCCGAACATGAACTCAATAGGAATGGGCTATTTCAATTACAATATTTCAATAATCAGTTTAACAAATACATCTCTGATTTTCCTCCCGAGGTTGACGGAAAGTCCTATCGTGCAGTTGCAGATATCGTTATAAAGACATCCAGTGATCCCGCGAAGGTTGCACAGTACAAGCAGATTAAGAAGCTACTTATTCGTTCAGGTGCAAAGCCTAAGACACATTTTGGAAAACTTGTGTTCCCCGAGGATCAGGCAGACGTAGATTTTTATAACTCCAGTCGCACCAAGGTTGCAGGACGTAGTTCTAGAACATATAAGCGGAAGGGTTCCAAGACTATTCGGTCAACACGTCGCCGCCGTCAGACCAAGCGTCGTTAGGAACTGAGTTTGAGCGCCCATGATGTAATGTAGGATCTCTCCAACCACGAACGTAGCAAGTAACGTTACCCAGAACTCTGTATCAAATATATACGCCAACAGTATTGCGAGCAAAACTGTTCCAACACTGTCGACGACCGCAAATCCCAGAAAACGGGTACTGTGTGCTCCCTGTTTGGGCTTTCCAAAAATAAAAGCGTACGGACAACTCATTATATCTTATGCTCTACGAAAGTCTTGATCGCATCTTTCTTCCATACAGCCACTGAACAAATATCAAATGAAGCGTACCACATATACTTCTGCCTCGCACTGAAGATGCGGGGGTTCTGTATGTAGAACCCAGACTTACCTGTTTCCTTCTTGACCTTATCCCAATCAATACTGTAAAAATCTTTGTCTCCCGAAAACTGGTCGTTGAAGTCTTTGATGTCCTTAGCGGTTTTCAAAATGATAAGTTTAGATTCATCCAGTTCAGCGGTATATTCGTATTTGTAAGTATTGAACCAATCATCATTCCCCATTTCGTCCCGAATCCATTCCTTCCATGCGTCTCCGCACGCAAACCACAGAGCCACAGGTTTCATATGCTTACCTAGTTTTTTAGGCGTATGAAACTTTGTAATTTGGGTTTTTGATAAGTGGATAAATTTCATTATTTATTACAGTAGGTTACTGTTTAAAGGTCGCGAGGCGCACCGCCCTCAGCAGGGTGAACGTTGTCCTCGATGGCGCGACCAATATCCGCCGTATCCGCTAGACCGGCATCCGCCTTCGCATCCTCCAGATTCTTCTTACGACGCGCCTCGTTCTCCTTCTTCTGAGCCTCAATGCGCTGAGCCTTCTCTTCCTCAAAGAAGATCTCGCGATTCACCTCGTTCTCCTTGTACCGACGCATCATCTCGTTCAGCTCCTTCTCGGCATACTCCACTTCAGGCATCAGGTTCTCAGACGGGTCCCACGGTAGCCAGGCACCGACCTTGCCGATGTACAGATTGTCGTTTGGGTACCGGCGCTGCATGACCTTCGCGTACGTCTGGCACTCCTCGAGGTTCGCGAAAATACGACGAACCTTCACGCCACGAACATTGGTCTGGAACTCGACCTTCTCAGAGAACTGGGTCTCCAGATCCTTCTCGTTCTTCAGGAGGAAGATCTGGTACTGCTCGTGGACATCGGTCTTGCGTACCTCATCCTCATGTACCTTCTTGAACTCCTCCATATCCTTGAACAGATCGTCAACCTTAATGGAATACTTCTTGGAAATATAAGCCATCAGGTGCTCGAGTCCCTTGACCTTCCAATCGTAGGACATCCACTCCACGAATCGCTCGAAGAAGAACTCGTTCTTCTGCTTAATGACCTTCTCGGGCGAAATAAAGGAAATAATGCAGTAACGCTGGGTGGGGATCTCGGGATCCTCCTCCAAAAAATCTACAATCTGTCCGTTCTCATCCCGTGCTGGTAAGGTCTCGCGAGGCATTTGTTTATTGTAGTCTCAACGTGTTAAAGTCGTTAATTCTAACGAATCTGTACTTATAATAATGGTGACCTACCGGTTCAATGGACACACCAAGGAAATAGATGATGAAGTCCAGGCTCTGTTCAAATCCTGTGTCCCAACATCTTGGCGAGAAGTGAAGACGAATGATGCAGATATCATTATCCAAATGGGAATCACGATCATTCCACTAAAAACAAATCCTAAGGTGAAACTTTTGGCAGTACTGACTGGTCCATCAAAACAAATCCTAACCGTGAAATCTCGTCTGTATGAACGATTCGCAGACTATCCTTGGGTTCCTGCGTCCAAAACAATTACCGATACAGTCCCGATCATTCGGTCCCTAAAAATTCTGAAGCCGACGGAGGGGTACCGTGGAATGGGAATTACGTTAGTTCATACCAAAAAGGAAGCCGAGGACTGGATTTCGCAGAATGCAGAGTATAAGGAATGGGTACTCCAAAACTATATTCAGCCTGCTACGTTCCGAGGACATAAGTTCCATCTGCGCGTATACTTGCTGATCACGTGTTCAAGTCGCGGTATTCGATCGGCTTGGTTAGCCAACAAGTATTTCCTCGTTCAGGCCATAAAGCCGTACAAGAACGAGAATTACGACGATAAAGAGATTCATGATACACATATGAAACATGGTCATCTCTTTCACTTTCCAGATGACAAACCTGATGGATGGGATGAAGCCATGACGAAATCTGCTCATCAGAAAGTGGTGACTATAATGAAGACTCTGTTAGCCGAGGAACATAATTACAAACCGGACTGGAAAGCACAGAATGGATTCCAAGTATTTGGAGCGGATATCATGTTTCAGCAGGGAACAAATAAACCATTCATCTTGGAATTCAATACGAAAGCGGAACTTGGTCTCAAAGAAATCTTTATGTTCTGGCGATCATTTTACCAGCACGGAGTCGGTGATCTATTTGGAATAGATTTCCTGCAGGGAACTCCAGATTTATTTGACCGAGTTTTATAATGATCGGTACGCCATCACAATACTCTCCGTCCAAACTTGTGGGACCTAAATCTCCCGATTCTTTGGAGAAGGGTGAGTACTTTATGAATATCAAAGAGAGCAATAAGATTGTGGGGTCTCTTTGGGTCAAAAAGTATAATAACACCTTCATTCTTCGTGACGTATTTGTTCTGCCAGAGTACCGTAATCAAGGTATTGCCACAAAGATGATTCGCGATATAGTCATTCACATACAACCCAAGAAGTTACCTATTTATCTGTATGTTGATTCCACGAACAAGCAGGCTATCTCGGTGTACACAAAACTGGGATTCGAGAGATTGAAGAAGGGAGCGTATGGCGATAAATATGAGTACAAAGAATAATGGTACATGGATTCCTCATATGTGGACCTCCAGGTACAGGTAAATCCACTCATATTCGCACAATGCTTCGTAAAGCAGGATTTGATGAAGCGTACGTTCTAGCTGATCCCGATAAGTTACCTGGCGATCACAAAGAACAGTCGGAGGGAGCACTGAAATTGCTGAACGATACGATTGCTGAACACAAGAATGTGGTCTACGTTGGATCGTGTTTATCGACGAGAACGCTCATAACTGTTCTGCGAGAGATGAAGAAGCATACGTATCGTACAGTTGTGGCTGTAGCGTATACGACTGTTCCGACTGCTCTGAAACGTATTGCACTGCGCCACGACCAACCTCTAGATCCCGATATTGCGCACGAAGTTCATACGTTCTTTACGTCCAAAGCCGAGCGGTTCATGACGATACCAAATGTTGACGAACTGTATTTGTACAACAATGAAGACGAGTTCAATCTCCTGCTTTCGAAGAAAAAGAAGAAGATTGTGTGTGTACACCCAGAGGGCGAATTCTACTTTGATATTTCCAAGTATTGCTGAGTTCACTCAACGTTTGTATTTGGTTTGCACTGCCCAATTCCTTTTGTCTGTTGCATCATGATTGGAGCAGGTTGTCCTTTCCCGGGACAATCCGTATGTTCATATCCCAATATATGTCCCATCTCATGCGAGACCATATATTGACGGTACTCATCTAACGGGAGTTTGCTTTTAGACGCTCCATGAAACCATCGCTCGACATTCAACCACATTTGTTTCCCTCCGAGTATAGCACACGATAACTGACCTTCAAGACCACACTCTTTATCAATCGTGGATTGGGACGATAAGTGAATGGTCACATCCTGATTGTAGGATACGGGTTCAAAGAAGTACCCTTTTTTTGACCATCCGTCCGGATTGTTCAAGTAGGCCACAACATAAAACTCAAACTGTGCGTGCGGAACAGTGTATGTCGTCTGGATATCGGGGTCAACAACTGTCTTGACTTTAATCCTCATTACTTAAAGTACGTTGTTTTTCTGTAATTCGGGAACTTTATCAAAATCTTGGTGTCCAGCCAAATGCATAAAGTAATTCGTGTGGAAATAGGTGTGAATGGGAACATATTTTGTGGAACGACCGGCTAGGCGAATAGGGGGAAAGTGATTGAATTTGGCGTTCAAAGCTTTTTGAATAAACCAGATAGCATTAAATTTTGGATTGAGTGGAACGTACATTTTTTGCGTCTGCATCTCGTATCCTATTGCCGATTGCTCAAAGTGGAAAGACCGAACGTGATTCACAGCTTGATCAATGTACCGGTTATATACTCTGTCCAAGAACGTTCGGTGTTTCTTGGGCTGGAAAACCATAACACCGGTATTCAGCATGACGTCCGTGTCAATATTGAATCCGGCCTTCGCATAATATTCGGATGCAGTATGTCCCCAGTTTAATACCCGTTGAACAAACGGGTAATCTGGTACATGCACTTCATCGTACTCGTTCACAATCCCAATCTTATCACCAAAATGCTGTCCTGCCAAAATGGGAGGTGCGCGAATATTGATGAGGACGTCGGCGTCAACGTACACAATATAGTCATAATCGTTCGACCAGGATTGGCTACATACCAAAATCTTGTTCAGACTCACGGTAGTTTTATCGGTATGGTCTTTATCCAAGAAATCTTCAACGACCCGAAAGTCGTAGCCACACGTCCGGGCATAATTTTCGTGACTGGGTCGGAAGAGTCGGTTATATTCTTCTAAGTACTTGTCCCCAATGGCAATGGAGACAAGTAAAACGTTCGCCATCTTTGAATATTCATCAAGTGGTTTTTTCTCTGTACCTTTCTATAAAAATGCCCGAGCACAAGCCTGCGCCTGCTTATGGAGGAGTTGATTTTGCCGACCTGACGACCCGCGCGGTCAAGTACGCCTTTGAGGGCCTCGCCGTGGCCATTGCCGCCTACCTCCTGCCTGGCAAGGGCCTCAAGCTGTCCGAGATCGGCATGATCGCCCTGGTCGCCCTCGCCACGTTTGCCATCCTCGATATCTATGCCCCCAGCGTTGGCTCATCGGCGCGCACGGGTGCCGGCTTCGGTATTGGCGCCCACCTCGTCGGCTTCCCTTAAACATCTAACATAGATCAGACATCCTAATCAAAAAAATCTGAAACCGGTCATTAAAAAATGGTCATTTTCAGACCTAGTAGTAGACGCACTGATCCAGCTTCTCGCGAAACACCCGTATAAATCTATCGGCATTCTCGCCAGACGTAGTATCTGGAAATCTCGACGTCATCTCATACGACTCGGGGTAGAACAGCAGGTTGATTTCAATCTCGGTATTCTCCATCCGAACCATCACGATGAACGTCTGGTCACAGTACTCAGACTGAGTCCATTCCATCGTGATTCCATATTGTCCAAGCTGGTCATCAACCGCATCCTTCAGCTCATCGAGCGCATTGTGAGGGTTACGAACATTCGCCATCCCACATTTGAATAGTGTATACTTGACCAATCCAATTTCGTTTTCAATTAAAAATGGTCATTTTCAGACCTAGCAGACAGAACCCTCCGTCGCAACGGGGTCCGTGTCCTTTGGACCAGAGTAATCGTACTCCTGGTCGGTGTCCCAAGTCTCCGTAAAGAGCTCGGTAAACTCATCAACCTCGTAAACGCGGAAGTGAGGATTTGATATGACGACCAGTTGAAACCAGCCGTCAGATCCATCGTAACCGTAATCACGGTCGTCAATGGTACGATGACGTTTGATCACCTCATCGTATTCGAGTTCGTTAATGACTAGGCCAAACTTAATAGTTCCACTCTCGCCGCCAGCGAACATGTTAGGGTAAGTGGCGGTGATGTAGTAGCACTTGTCGAAGCGACCAAAATCAGTCTTTTCGTAAGTAATAGTCGGCGAATTGTCGCGCCGAAGCTCAAACTCCGATGCGAACTTCTTCATAAAGCGGTTCATATCCTTGATCATCTTTGACGTCTCGTGTTAATGACCATGTTCTTACCAAAATCAATTTCGTTTTCAATTAAAAATGGTCATTTTCAGACCTAGTAGTAGATGCACTGATCCAGCTTGTTCCGCAGAATAGTCGTGAAGTTGCTGACACTCTCGTCGGACAACTCATCTTGGTAGTGTGCAGACATAGCGTAAGACTCCGGGTAAAACCGGACGTCAATCTCAATTTCAAGGTCCTGGCCATACTTCAACATAATGGTGAATGTCTGGTCACAGTACTCTGACGGTTGCCAGCTGACGCTACAATCTTGAATTGACCTATTCACGGCATCCTTGAACTTGTCAAGCGCGTTGAACGGGTTCCGGACACGGGGCATCTTGGTTATTAAACTAACGGGTTTGTAACAAATCCAATTTCGTTTTTAGTCGAACATCATCTGAGTAAAGATCTCCATAATCAGGTCACGCTGGGCGTTCGTGAAACCTCGCTGAACGAGAATACCTGATACCTGGTGTTCAAGGTGAACTTCAAATTGGAGAAGACAGTCGTCGGCTCTAAATTCTACAATTGTCCATCCGTGAACTCCGTCGGGAACATTGCCAACCACGGGGAAATGGTCGGCGGTTACTTTCTCTTGGACGTCAGTGACAACGTTGTGGATATTGCGCATATTGGGGTTTAGTATACAGTGTATTTAACATCTATTTCCGTTTTCAACTACGAGTCATAGTATGATAATGCATCATCGCAAGGTCCCGATTCCCAAAGCCTTGCGAGAACAAGTATGGATTTCTAAATTTGGAAAATCCTTTGACGCCAAATGCTTTACGCCATGGTGCCAGAACCGCATTACAGTCTTTGATTTTCAGTGTGGACACGATATCCCTGAATCGAAAGGCGGAGCAACAGTCTTATCGAATTTGTACCCTATTTGTGCCAGGTGTAATATGTCTATGAGCAACGTCTACACGTTTGAACAATGGGCCAAAAAAGGTGCAAAACGGAAATCTTGGATTCTTTGTGTCTGCGGAGGTATAACATGCCTCCCGCCGTCCGATACAATGGCAAATGGTACTCCATCATCCCCAAGTCCTACGAACCCGAACGCCAAACCTATCAGGTAGCTTGGACACAAATCTTAACTGGAATTACAGCTGAAGAGGCATATCGCACGTACTATGAAACACTGAGAAAGGAAGTCAAAGTTTTATGCCCGTCTTTTAGACAAGATGAATAGCCTAATACTGGCTGCGATCGTGGCAACACTTGTTGTCATATTCGTGATTCTAGGTTTCTATTTGGGTACTGGCGTAATGCCAGGAGCTAAAATCATTCAACAGCGTCCTCCACTGAACCACAATGCAATTGATCCAGGACAGGCGAAGTTCATGTTTTTCTTTGCTACGTGGTGCCCATACTGCAGGGATGCCGAGCCGGAAGTCCAGTCTTTGAAGACGCTCATTGAAAATAAGATGTATACGTACGGAGGTCATCAGATCGCGTTTGAGAACATTAATGCGTATGCTGACAAAGGTAAGGCGGCGCTGTACAAGATCAAGCAGTATCCTACGTTTAAAGTAGAGACCAAAGATACTCTCTATGAGTTCCAGGGTAAGCCAACCGTCTCAAACCTTCGCGCTTTCCTTGTGACTGCTCTTGGAGCCGAGAAATCGGGTTAGGGCAGTACCTCCAGTCAGCAGTATATCGTCAATATCAAATGTACTTAAATCTGCAGTACTCGTTAGGTTTGGATACGATAGCTGTAACGTACACGGCTTTTTTACCTGTTGAAAGAAATTCAGTGTAACGAGTGTGTACATATCGTGGACGTACATGAGTGGAGACATGGGTTCGATCGTACTCGGCAAGAAACTCTGCACGTCTTTCGCATGTTTTTTCAGCGATAAGCAGAGAGCGTTTGACGTATCGGGAATAAACTTGTCAACGGACGGTACAAACAGATCTCCGTCCACATAGACTTGGTCGTACAGAACCTGTGGTCTGAATATGCCAGGAATACAACACGAACATTTCAAGGCTTCGAGAACTGGAACATGTTTGGTAAACATCGTAGGCTTGCCTTTCGTCAAATTAGATGCGAAAATGTAGAGAGGCATCTTGGCATCTCCAATGACTTTCGTACGTATATCAACACCCTTTTGCATAAAAATACGAATTAACGTTTTCTCTAACGTGTCCATTGTAAAGACACCTTTGAGTGAAATCATTTCGGGAAGTTTGGAGTAGTCTGGTTCTGGTATAAACGACGACGTTCGGAAAATTTGTCCAGCGTCCATATCCAGTGGTAACCCAAACGCCAAATACGTTGCTAAAATAGCACCGACGGATGAGCCGTATATTCCATCGGGAAACACTAAATCTTGATGTGTTTGAAGTTCACGAAGGGCTCCGATATACAGAATACCCTTTATGCCTCCTCCACCTAATCCTAATGTGCGGAATGGCACAGACATTCTTATAGTAAGAGTAAGCAGAGATGTTGCGTGCGCGTGACGTATGGGATGAACAAGAAGAGCGAAGAGCCAATCGAATGGCCGCTATGAACCCAATTATTGCGCAAATCCAGGCGCAGATACGGCGACAGGCAATACATAACTCGAACGCTCCGTATATTGTGTACCCTGTTCCCACCTACGTGTTTGGATACCCCATTTTTTCACTGAAAGAAGCACTTGATCATCTGGTGACTGAGTTTTCAAAAGCAGGGTACTGGGTTTGGGTGGTGGAAAACAATACGACTCTGGTCATTTCGTGGATAAAGCCCGTAAAGACTCGCGACGGTGGTCGACCTATATTAGCTACGAATTACCGTCCACAAGTTTACAATGAGACTTTTATGCCTCAGAATAGATAATGAAGCTTGATTACGCTTGGGTCGTCTTATATATCACCGTTATTGTCGGATTAGAAACGTGTGCGATGAGCTGTTTCAAGAATTCGTTGATAGACTGGCGGTTCTTTTTACTCGGTCTTTTGTTGTACACCGGAGTAGGTATTTTGCTCGTTCAAACATTTAAGTTAACTGGTCTGGCATTCACGAACGCTCTGTGGTCAGGCTTATCAATTATGGCCACAACGACTGTCGGTGTCCTGTATTTCAAGGAGCGGTTACATCTACACGATTACATTGCGATTGCCATGATTGGCGGAGGTGTACTGATCTTAAAATTTACCGATTAAGCATAATGGACGTAGGCGAAGTATTTGGAGGTACGTTGAACATCACGATTCTTGCAGTGTTTTATACTTTGATTGGTATTCTCATATCAATTATCCTGTACCATTTGTTTGATGATTGTGATGCTGAATGGAAGAAGGAGAATCTAGCGTACCAGCTCGGAGATATTGGGTTGGAATTAGGTATTATTGGAGCAGTCGCGTTCTGGACAACCGAAATTACGCGCGATTGGGCTCCGATTTTCCCAATCGCAAAAGCGCTGGATTTAAAGATAGATATCTATACGTCAGGCATCTTCTTTGCGTACGCAATGTTTTTGTTCCTGGAAGAACTGAGTCAGAAAGTGAAGTTCTTGTACAACCTATACATCCACCATCACATTGTACGATTCATTCCTCCAAACTGGTCCGTGATGAAAGTACTGTTTTCGTCGCGTAAAACGAATAGGAAAAAGGATAGTGCATAAGCATACTAAAATGAACTGTAAGCACGAACTGATTGTTGATGAAGGAGAACATGTATGTACGCTGTGTGGAACGATTATGGGACGAATGATAGATGAAGGTGCCGAATGGCGTAACTACGATCAGGGAAAAGATGAAGGCCGAACAGGCTTTACTACATCCGATCTTCTCCCTGAGTCGTCATATGGATCAATTATGTCGTTCAAAGGACTGACGTCGAACGATGCGAATCTCAAAGGTATTCAGCGCTTGTCGTGCTGGTCACTGTCTTCAAACTCCCAGAGGTCATGGATGAGTATCTTTGACGCTATTCAGATGTCGTGTTCGCATGCTGGCTTACCGAAAGCGATCGTGATGGATGCGTGTGGACTGTACAAGCAACTGGAAGACGCCCAGAAAGTCCGAGGTGAAACTCGGCGTGCAATGATGGGAGGAGCAGTGTTTGTAGCGTGCCGAAACAACGGAGCGCCACGCAGTCACGAAGAAATTGCGAAACTGTTTCTTGTGAATATCCGGTCGCTGTGTAAAGCTGTCACGAACTTTGAGGTCACAAACAATACTGTACTGCAAACAGAGATCGGGATTGCCGAACGCTTGTGTGCGTCTTTGTCTTTAAACGACGACCAGCGTCAGAACGTTATGGATTTATTAGTTGACATTTCCCGGAAATCGGAGGATGAGTTTGAGCATACACCCAAGACCATTGTGGCCGGAGTGGTTGCCCATATTATGGGTCTGAAAACCAAGACGCAAATGAAAGCAGTGTCTGAATCGTCGGGCGTGTCCGCTCTATCGATTCACAAGATTGTAGGTAAGTTAAATTCTTAAGGAGTGACAACAATAAATTCACCTGTAGTAGGGTTGTAATATGCAGGAGAGAACCCTGATGGTGCGACACCACCTGTTACTATTCGTACAGGTTTGACGTAAAACGCACCCGTTTGGCCTACAACTCCGTTAAACACAGCTCCACTTGCATTGAGTACAACTGTATAATCTTCCTGGCTGTTCTCTGCAGCAAATGCTCCAACAGCGACCGCATTTCTACCTTGCCCAGTAAATCCAGCACGGTTCCCAATTGCTACACTCTGCGTATCTTGATTATATCGCGCAGCAGCGTTTCCAATCGCTACACTCTGTGTGGCTTGGCCGGTATTTGCAGCAAAGTTTCCAATTGCGACAGAAAACGTAGCTTGGTTGACATTTCCAGCAACGTTTCCAATTGCTACACTCTGTGTACCTTGGCCAGTAGCTCCAGCATAGGATCCGATAGCTACAGAGTATCCACCTTGGCCAGTACCTCCAGCACCGGGTCCGATAGCTACAGCGCTAACACCCTGACCTGTACTTCCAGCACTGTTTCCAATCGCTACAGCACTCGAAGATTGGTTATAACCTCCAGCGTCGGGTCCGATAGCTACGGCATCTGTACCTTGGCCAGTAGCTCCAGCTTGATGTCCGATAGCTACGGCATCTGTACCTTGACCAGTATTTCCGGCACCCTGTCCGACAGCTATAGCATAATCACCTTGATTATATCGTCCAGCACCTGATCCAACAGCTACAGCTATTTGACCTTGGCTGATATTTCCGGCAAAATATCCAACAGCTATGGAGGTACCACCTTGATCGCCCGATCCAGCATTTGCTCCGATAGCTACAGAGTATCCACCTTGGCCAGTACCTCCAGCATTTTGTCCAATCGCTACACCCCTCGTACCTTGGTCTGTACCTCCGGCATTCATTCCAATCGCTACCGCATCTGCACCTTGGCCTGTACCTCCAGCATATAGTCCAACAGCTACAGCTTCTGCACCTTGAGTATCGTATCCGGCCTGTCGTCCAAGAGCTACAGCGTCAGAACCTTGGCCAGTAAATCCAGCACCGGATCCAATCGCTATCGCATCAGAACCCTGAGTGTAGTTTCCAGCACTGCTTCCAATCGCTACAGCATTCACACCCTGAGTATCGTATCCAGCACCGATTCCAATCGCTAAAGCATTTGTACCTTGGCCAGTAAATCCAGCATTGGATCCAATCGCGACAGCATTCACACCCTGAGTGTAGTTTCCAGCACTGCTTCCGATAGCGACCGCACCAGGACCCTGAGTATCGTATCCAGCAACTGCTCCAACAGCGATCGCGTTACCACCTTGACCTGTACCTCCAGCAAACGTTCCGATCGCTACAGCATCTCCACCCTGAGTGTTGTATCCAGCACCGGATCCGATAGCTATGCCATCTACACCTTGACCTGTACCTCCAGCAGATGATCCGATCGCTACAGCGTCAGCACTTTGACCTGTACTTCCAGCATATAGTCCAATCGCGATGGAATTCATACCTTGAGTAAAACCTCCGGCATTCATTCCAATCGCTACAGCATCTCCACCTTGACCTGTACCTCCAGCAAACGTTCCGATCGCTACAGTTTCTGCACCCTGACCTATAACTCCAGCCCTATTTCCAATGGCTATAGCATTCGGATATTGGTCGATAGATCCAGACTGAAGTCCAATCGCTATAGAGTTATCCGATTGGCCCTGTAGTGCAGTCTGATATCCAATCGCTACAGCATATGTAGATTGGCCCTGTTGTCCAGCCTCATGTCCAATTGCTACTGTATTTGCACCTTGAATAATACCTCCGGCATTCATTCCGATCGCTACAGCCTGTGTACCTTGACCTGTATATCCAGCACCATTTCCAATCGCTATAGAGTCCGCACCTTGCCCGGTATTTCCCGCGCCATTTCCAATCGCTACAGCACTAGAACCTTGGCTAAAATTTCCACTGTAATATCCAATCGCTACAGCATTTGAATCTTGATTAAATCGTCCAGCATTAATTCCAACAGCTACAGCATCTGCACCTTGACGAAAACTTCCGGCATTTATTCCAATAGCTACAGCATCTACACCTTGACCTGTACCTCCAGCAGATGATCCGATAGCTACAGCATTTGCACCTTGACCGGTGAATCCAGAATACAATCCAATAGCGACAGCATTCGTGCCTTGATTATAGCGTCCGACGTATGAGCCAATCGCTACTGCATTCGTACCTTGAGTATATTGTCCAGCCTGAGTTCCAACAGCTACTGACTGAGCTTTCTGGCCAGTATATCCGGCACTCGTCCCAATGGCTACAGAATTTGCAAGTTGATTAAATTGTCCAGCTATATTTCCAATAGCAATACTCTGTGTCGCTTGTTGTGAAGATCCAGCACCGTTTCCAATAGATACAGCGTATGTACCTTGGGTATTAAACCCAGCACCGTTTCCAATAGATACAGCGTATGTACCTTGGCCGGTACTTCCTGCGGAGTATCCAACAGCTACAGTATATTGACCTTGGTTATATAGTGCAGATTGATATCCAACAGCTACCGCATTCGGACCTTGATTAACGTACCCGGCCACAACTCCAACAGCGACTGCACCAAATCCCTGACCATTAAGTCCAGTATATCCAGCAGACGCACCTACTGCTACAGTATTATTTCCCTGTAAATTCCCGCCAGCCCTTCGCCCTACAGCTGTAGCAGCAATACCTTGTCTGGTACTTCCGGCTTCAGATCCAATCGCTACAGAGTCATAATCTTGATTATACGCTCCTGCATCTTTTCCAATCGCTACGGAATTAGTACTTTGACCCGTACCTCCAGCAAATGCTCCAAGGGCTACAGTATATCCAGATTGACCCGTAAATCCAGCACCGTATCCAATTGCTACCGCATAGGGTTGCTGACCAGTAGCTCCAGCATCAATGCCTATAGCGATAGGATCAACGCTAAACGAAGCGCCTCCTGAACTTCCCGAGCTCCCCGACACGGTAGTATACGTGACTTCTCCGGTAGAATCGTCGTACGCTAACACATACGGACCAGACGCTCCACGAACAGGCGCTACAAAAAATCCTCCGGTCGTACCTACGATTGATCCCCTTGTTGCATCCAGTACGATTGCACCTGTAACTCCCGCTGATGTAGATGCAAAACTACCTATGACAACTGAATTACCTCGTGCAAGAGCACCAACTCCAATAGCAACATTACCTGTACCGGATGCAACAGTCTGATTTCCAAGAACCACATCCTCTCCGGAACCAAGTGACTTATAACCAACAACCGTGTCATTTCCAACACCGGTTGAACCAGCTCCTACGACAACATTCTGTACGCTCGTCGCTGTGGCATTATACCCAACAACAGCATTGGCACCTCCGGCAGACAATGCGGCGACTCCAATCACCGTATCTTGATCATCTGCCTGAGATCCAGTACCAATAACAATCGTGTGTCCAGTACCACTTATGGCGCCAGTATTTGAAACTGCTGCATTACCGACTACAATATTGTCTGCATATCCTACAGTATTTGGACCAATCGCGATACCATTATTTGATGAAAAGGTGACTGTCGAATTTGCACCGAGTTTAATATCGCCATCTCCCGCAGGCTGATACGATGATCCGTTCCAAAGAATGTAATCGTTAACTGCCGAGGCAGATGGAGGAGGGTTGTTTATAGGAACCAATGCATTCCAGTTATTTGTACCGTCACCAATACGTAACTGATTATTGGTTACATCGAACCCCGGCTCGCCATACAGAAGTAACGGATTTGCGTTTGTCCAATTTGTTGCTGTGTCACGACGAAGCTCGAACCTCACACCAGTGACACTCATCCTTTACTTATACATATGCTGAAGAATTTTAACCTTCTAACACTTGAGTGTAGACGGTTGTAGCAGTGCCTCCATTCAGTATATGTGTGTACGTTGTTCCTGCGGTACCTCCATCGTACCCAGATGGATTACTTGTATTTGAACTGTATATGAATTGCTGAGCATCCAAAATGAGCGTGTACTCAAGTGTAGCAGTACCTCCATCAAGTATATTTGGGTAATTTGTCACTGCATTCCCTCCATTGTACGTACGTATACAATTCGGGCTTAGAGTGAATATAGATTCTCCGCCATCCAGTATGTTTGTGTATACAATTGTCGCAGTTCCACCATCCAGTATGTCTGGATATACAATTGTCGCAGTTCCACCATCTCTGAACAAAGGGCATGGCTCAGCGGGAGGAGGTTCAGCCGAAACACAACAGTTTACGTTTCCGTAGAATAAGATGGCGTAATCCGGATTCGCATTGCATGTCGAAGCGAGTGGATTATAATTGGATGCATCGGAATGCCGATACTGTACCTTACGGACACGTGCCTGCGCTTGTGTCCGTATACGGTTTGTGTACATAGCCGCACTCATTTGTCTTTGGTCACGATTCTTAATTTACGTTTGACCGGCACAGGCGTTTTGGTCTTGTCTTCCGACATATCTTTCAACTTATCAAAAATCTGACGCGCTTGTTCTACGGGTAAGTCCCGGTAAACCATCTCCAGCTTCAACTTGAGGAATCTGTCCATAATCTGTTCCGGGAACATTTCTTACGGCATTGTGCCACACATTCGGTTCGAACGGGATCTTTTTCAGTTCTTCAGGAGGAGCAGTTCCGTAACTTGCCCACATGAAATATCCAAACGATCCAACAACGAACACGAGGAGAATCGCGTTGAACCACCACGAAACAATCGAGTCTCTTACAGACCGTGCCCAGATTAGGTTGTTCTCTATGCTGGATACGTTGTCTTTAACCAAATGAAACATCTCTACTCAATAGACAAGAGGAAGGAATGGCGGCTTTACCGATAGCCATGTTATCCGCCACCGTGCTTGGAGCACTCGGTGTAGGTATTGCATTTAGCAATTCATCATCGGATACGGAAGATTATATCCTCTTGGTGTCTGGACAGCGTATTCGGATAGAAACTAGGGTACGGTTGAACGAGGACGGTATAAAAGCCAATCCCGATTCCTGTTTAGTGGGTCAGGAAGGACGAGTGACGAAACTGAACCGTGATACACGTACGGTTACCGTACAGTGTAAGAAAGGTAACAAGGTTGAACAGCATCCTGCAGATATGCTGAGTGTCACCGATTCAGGAATCAATGCTCCGGGCATTGATATTGCTGGAGGATGGGCAGTGGAAGGATCAACGGTACGTTTACTGCCATCTGCGAAACGATTGTACCCTGGCCGTGGTCTTGCCAGTCCTTTTTACAAGGCTGTAGGAACTATTGTGGCAATCAATAAAACACGTAAGGAAGTGCACGTAACGAGTGAGAGCTTGAACAGCAAGACTGATACTGCCACATGGTACTACAATGCTGTTGATTTGGAGTTAGTCGGTCGGCCAATCGTGAACCGTAAACGCGGAATCCACAATGGCGAGATCCAGGAAGGGTCAACTGTTCGTTTGAAGGTTGGTGCTGACGGTAAGATTCTTCCCGACATTCTTGCAAAGTACACTAAAAAGTTCGGACTTACCAGTACCGCCGGAGTTGATCAACCAGAAAAGACCTTATTTACACAGCCATCGACCAAATTAGCCAATGAGAAAGAGTGGGAGAAGACAGGGAAGGTGACTTCGGTCATTGAAGATCCCAAAGATCCATCTAAGACTTGGGTACGTGTTCTGTGTGTATCCAAGAAATCGCGAGGAACTGTAGCGGAAGAGCAGTACGATGCTGCCGATCTCGAAGCTGTTCCGGCCACATCAATTCCTCGTGCCGGTATCCCGATTTTTGGAGGAATGGCAGAGGAAGGTGTGCATGTGAAAGTACGTGTTGAGCGCAGAGATGCTGTTGCATCCAAACCTCTTGGTCGTCCGGCGTTCGGAGAAGTAGGTACAGTCACGCGCGTCGACGGAGAAGCTGACGATAACTTGAAAGTGTTTGTGACCTGCAATGGTCAGAATGCCGAAGAGCAAACTGGAGATTGGTACGAGCCCGAAGATTTGGAAGTTGTGGATCCAGATGAGACGGAAGGCGAACCAGTATTTGGTGGACGGGTCGTTGTTGGCTCAATGGTTCGTGTCATGCAATCAGGTCGTGGCAAGAAATGTTTAGGTACGATGGAAGTTGGAGACATTGGATCCGTGAAAGGCATTGATCCCAATGCTGCCGATAACTTAAAAATCAATGTCACATGTGGCCGATCACCGGCGGCCAAACAGAGTGAATGGTACGATCCTCGCGATCTCCAGGTCTTTTTTGGCGTTGAAGATGCTGGAACTCCACTTGCTCAGGCCCGATCTGCTTTAGATATTGCCGAGCGCAACTTAGCTCGCCAGCGCCGTCAGCCAGAGTACGATGCGGCAGAAGAAGCTCGACTGCTACAGGACGTTGCCAATGCAAAGCAAAGCGTTGACAATTTGTCGAAACAGACGGTTGATATGACCAAAGTAAAGGAAGTCTACGAGAACGCCCAAGAGAAACTCCAATCAGCTCAGAAACTGAAGCGGGATATTGAGTCCTTGCGTTTAACTGCGTCCAAGCAGACAACATGTGATGCAGATCCTGGACGTGCTGCGCGATTTACACAAAAATTCAATCAGATTGAAGCATTTTACATTGCTACTAGGGATAATCGAGTTCTTGATCCAAATGCTGAAAATTGGAACGAGTTACTGGGAACTTCAATGAAACCCGTACAGTACAGCGATCGGTTCAAGACTGCATGGCAAGATCTGTATCGTGCACGGCAGAGACTTCCTGCAGCTGATCAGGCAAACGATCCCTTGCCAGCATACAAAGCCAGGCTTAGACTTGAACTCGAACTTCGCATTAATCTTGTACGAACAAACCGTGATTCTCCCGAAGAGTTTGATAATTTAGGTGACGTTCTTCGTCGGTTATCGAATGCTCGTACAGCCTATGACGCTATTCCGGTAACTCCTCTGAAATCTTCATTGAACGATATTGACGAGAAGTTACAGAAACTGAAAGACATTACGCGCGATATTGAGACGGCTGCGTATTCAGGAAACACGCCGACTGAAAGGTTACTTGCGCGAATTAACAATCTCATTGCCGAAAATAATGCCAAGCAGGATATCATTGAAGGACCTGCTCCTGCACGTGGAGCCGGTGAGCTTGGACCTTTGACTAGAGCCTACAATAATGCATTTGATGCCGAACAGCAAGCTAAATTTCAGTTTGATGAGGCAAAGCAAAATTATGAGAGGCTGTACGTGTTTGCTGCTACCAGGAAAGAACTCAAGAAACCAGCTAGCCAAGCTTTATGGAATTTCAAGGAAGCTACGATGAGACTAAGAGATGCTGAAGCGACATTGGCGAATGCACAGGCGGATAGACAGCGTAGGTTTCAACTTGCCTTTGATACTACGAGAAATGAGGCAGATCGGTTAAGATTGCAATTGACAGATGATCGAGTTCGCCAATACCTATCAAACGCAGCAGGTATAGCTGCCATATTTATGACACCTGGATTTCAGGATATCGGCAGACATGTTCAAAATTATCGAGATACCGATGTTGATAGACGTCCTACTCTAATAAATCCCGGAGTCATTTCTCCAGTAACAGTGGCACAAAATGAAGTCGATCGAATTGAGCAAGACATACGATGGCATGAGGCAAAAAATGCACATGAACTGGATATTCCACGCGAAGCTCCCGAAACCACTGTACAGGATCTAACAACTGCAACACGTAATTATCTAGATGCCAAAAAGGCCACGTTAAGAGCGCGTAAAGCTGAACAAATCAAGAGCGGAGAACTTACATGTTTACTTCAGTCCACAGAAGCCGCGATGGATCTACAGGCTAAGATACGTAAGATTGTGGATGGAAAGTGCAAGGTTCTCGCAGATGCCGATGCGGTGAATGCGCAGATTGACAATTTAATTGATGTGCGAAAGCGCGCATTCTTAATGGCTCAAGCATCACGTGATCCTTCGTTCGGACGTGGAGATAATGCTGGACGATTTTCTGTACCGGTGGGTACAAATTTCGCGGAACGGATCCAGTTGATGAACGAAGCGTTAGCGCGCGTGACTGCCGACCCAACAATTGCCGGTCTGAATCAACTGATTGAATTGTGTGGAACGTATGATAGAGACGGGTTGCTTGGTGAGGCTCGGGAAGTTGCTAGTCGAACCTACCGTGGCGGAGCTGATTCACGAGCTCCTGGAATGCAGAGATTGAAACGAAACACTCAGACGTTTAGAACCGAACTGGTAAAGCAAGCCCAGGCTCGACGTGCCGAGGAAGCAAAGAGAGCTGCGAACGCTCCTTTGCCAGAGTACAATAGAGTTAACCCGGCATTTTACACGGCGCCAGTAGGGTCGGAGATGGCGCCGGAGGACGTCCGTGCGCGCGATCTTAAGGGATACTACTCCAGACCTACACGTAATCTTCTTCGCCAATCTGCAACTGAACCTACTGTTGATGAGACATGGTACAGTTCCCCTACAGGTCGTGAGATGTCGCCTGAAGAGCAGGCACAGGAATACCTTGAAATGCAACGTATTGACGAAATGAATGCTATTGCACAGGACAAAGCTATTGAACGCCGACGTATGGTCGAACAAGGGTTTGAAATGTCACCCGAAGAGCAAGCTAGTGAGGACTTGGCTCGCCGGAATATAGATTATACGAATACTCGCAGTGCCAAATTGGCGGATGAGCGGGAACGCATGGCAGAGCAAGGGTTTGAGAGCGAAGACGAGTACGATCGCCGTTACCGTGAAGCGCAAAAAGGAGTTGAGGCGCCATTACGCGACACTGCCCAAGACTTCAAAAAGAAATATGAACGAAATAAGTTCTATGAAGGTGTCGAGAAATCGATTGCAGATGCAGATAAAGTTATTGAAGAACAAAGGAAGGAGGAGGATGCTGAAGCTAAACGAGAGCAAGATAAATATGACTTTGATCTACAACGTCAGCGTGCATTATTTGCTGCTCGTGCATCAAACTTATCTGCGGATCTGAGGAAGAAAGCTGAAAAAGCTCAGGAAGATGCGATCCTACAAGAGGGAGGTCCGGAACTTCTTGCTGCATGGAAAAAGGATAAGAAGACACAGGAACGTCTCCGAATTCAGCGCGCCAAGCAGGCAGAGATAGAGGAGAGGCAAAGACTTGCAGATCAGAACGTAGCTCTTCGAGAACAGGAGCAGTTGAAGGCTCAGATGGCAAAAGCGGCCAGAATACAAGCTATTAAAGACGATAATAATAAATTAACTCGGGATATTTTGGATGTATCCGAACGTCTAGCGAACGACCAGATCCTGCGCCTGAAAATGCTTGTTGTGAGTAATTCTACGGCTGTTGATTTGGCTCAGCAGTTGACGATACAGGGAGATAGGTTAGAGCAGGAAATCCGTGATTCGCGGTCTGAGTTCCAGTTTAATATTGCTCAGCGTGGAGGCGCGAACGGCGACGATTTCAAGATCCAGAACGATGTGGATTATTACAAGGAAGAACTTGAAAAGAGCAAGATGTGTATCATGGACTTCAAGAAAAAAGCAATTGATCAGTACAATTTGGATTTGGCAAAACTTGACCAACAGAAAGAGGAAATCAAAGCCAAGGCGTTTGAAGTCAAGGAAGCGCAAGAAGGTAAGAAGAGTAAAGATTTATCAACGTGGTCCGTTGACGACTTGAATAAGGAGATCAAGAGGATAGAACAGCAGATTACCGGATTAAAGAACAAAAATCAAAGTACGACATCGTCTGACACGTACCTCCAGCGCCTGAAAGATGCTCTTAAGAACAAGAAGACTGGTGGAACCCGACGCGTCACGATCCGCCAGCCACCGCGCCCGAAGCATCGCGTGTACTGATGTTTAGCGTATGAAGCAAATCTAAAATATATTTATTCGTAGACTCTTTGACCATAACACACACGTCTTCTTTGCGACACGCTAGAAGAAGACGTATGACTTCGTATTGTTCCTGAGATTTCAGCGTATCGATCTCGATGGTTAAAGGTACATGTTTGTATATTAAATGTTCGCGTATCAAATCCATTACTAGAATGAATTGAGTTTCTGTGAATACGGGTTGTCGTTGAACGCCGTAAGAATCTCGGCACCGTTGCGCTCCGTGTACACATCCTGCTTGAGAGGGGCGTTGTACGTGTACGAACCGAGATGCTCGCCGGCAGCGGTCATGCTCACCATTCCAGAGTTGAAGCGAGTAGCGTCAGACAGAAGAGTCTCATCCTTCTTGGTCTGTGCAGAGTACATGTCTGCTCCAATACCCACACCCGTACCGGTCTGAGCACCGGCAGGACCAGGGCGTCCCTCAGTGGTCAGTTTCATGAACTCCTGGTAAGGCTCCGTGAATGCGCGAATGTACGAGGCCACAACACCAGCCATGTTTCCACTGGGACCAAAGTGTTGCTTCTCCGTCGTCTCACGAGCCTGGGTTTTCATGATCTGCTCAGGGTAGAAACGGGATGCCGTCTGGGCACCTACCGCCGTATTCACACGATCCATTCCGTAAATCGCGAAACGATCGGGCTTATTCTTATTCACATCAGCCTGGACACCGGGTAACGTTACAGTATGTGCACCAGGTACAACCGGTAGTTCGTACGACAGCTTGGGCTTCGTAACCACACGCTGTTCGTCGGTCGTACGAGGCAGGGCGTACTCGCGGAACTGATCCTGCTGGAATCCACCCTTCGGGATATTCGTGTATCCGTCATTACCTCCGGGGCCTACATGCACCTGATCAATCGGGAAAACGTTATTCATATGCTGACCAGTCACCATGCGGGACTGGTAGAAATCCGACTCGTTCTGGTTTCCGTATGGATTGCCGGTCGCAGGCTTGGCATCAAAAAACGACTTCACCTCAGACTTCTGGAAGTACTCCTTACCTGCACCCGTATGCGAATCCAGGATACCGTTCGTGGCACCGGAGTACATGCTCTGCGTGCGATTCGCTCCAAAGTACGGGACCTGGTTATTGTGGCACTTGTTGGTCATATCAACAGCCGGACCCTGATCTAGAAGTTCAGTGGGTAGAGGATTGCCAGCCTGAAAGTTCTCGACAGATTCGGACGCGACTCCACCACTTCCAGCTGGCTTTTCAACTGCAAGTAGATATCCGACTGCTCCGAGTCCTAATAAAAGAGCAACTTCAATCATCTTTGTTAATCTGACCGCTTTTTCTTTTCGATTTTTACAGCCTCGCATTTGCCCGGAAATATGGCATGATTCTGAGGCTTATGGTGAAGCCAGTCCATACGACGATGCGTCTGGTCTGTTTCCGTTGAGTGCGCTGGCCACGACACAGGAGTAGCGGTTGTCTCGTTGTCTCCTGGGATGTAGAGTTTGCGGGTTGTAGGAGTATTCAGTGCGTAATCCATTTGTTTATTGGGGAGAAGGGTTTCCTTAATTCTTCCACTCCGACCATTCAGTACGGTTGTAAGGATTCACGTACATGCTATTCATCATCTTCTTGAAACGATCAACGAGAGACTGGAATGCTAAGGGGTCCATGCCTGGCAGTGGCTGAGGTAACCTCACATGTTTCTTATTAGCAGGCTTTGGACCATAGCAGTTCACTCCAAATTTGGTGTTGGTATCGAAATATCCGCCGTTAATACCCGGGCGACCGCACGCGGTACGAGTTCGTGGCTCTTTCTGAAGTCCATCCCAAGTAGCTTGCTGAGTCGGGTACAAAGCCATTCCACCCTGCGTCCAGCCGTACGCACACCACTCAGCTCCGGACGCTAGAGCCCGAGACACCTGATCGTAATTAGCAAGTTCGGAATCATACGCAGCACAGACTGCAGGGGCTTCATCGTACGTGTACTGATTTCCACCAACGTGAAATACCTCGTTTCGCACGACAGGTTTGGGAAGACCGTCCTTACCTGTAGCTCCAGATGGAGCAGGAATATTACCGTGTCCAGCTAGATCGCCGGCACCTTTCTCTAGACCTTTTGCTACATCCACTACCGCCTTTTCCTCTCGACCAAACAACCAGTCAAACAAGTTCACTTTTTTAACATCGGACGTCGGACCTCCGTTAATCTGATGGTATTCTATATGGATACGTCCATCCTTGTCGATATAAATTTTTATTATACCCATAAACCCAAGAATCATAAGAAATCCAATCACCATCGTCAACACGACGCCTGTAGCAAGAACACTTCCAGTTGACACGTATGTTACGACGGACAGAAGTACCAAAACAGCTGCCATAGTGAGTAACACAACATTCCCATCCATGGCATTTACATCTGCTGGTACCGCAGGGGTTGGTTGTACTTTCAAAGTACCTACCCCATTCAATGCCTGTAATGATCGAACTGCTTCGAGATTATCGAAGGCCCAGTCCGGCGAGAGTGGCTGCGTCTTTACACTGTTCATTAATTGTTTAGGCGATAATAAATCAGTAAACGCATTTTACTTGACAAAGGGAACTCTTTCGGTCCATGTTCAACGGCATGTCCATCATCCAGAGTGTACCAAGATCCTCCAACGGAATCACGGCCATACACCCACCAATGTGCACCATTATAACAACATACTGATAACAAAGCATACTGAATTTTATTGAGGCACAGAATGCTCGAATATTCTACGGACGATTCAGTCGTTACCATATGAAATGCCATGACCTGCGGAAATGAACCAATCAGTAGTTGTTTGGTACAACCCTTTGCTTTACATTTTTCACATATCCAATCGGAAATATCGTGTGGAGTTACACTGTTCATAATACATTGAGAAATAGGTACACGATTTCCGTCGGATGATAATGAGAATTCAGTGACAAGATCTTCCTTTATCTCCTTTTTTCCGCAGTTCTTACACTGGATTGAATCGGCAATCTTAAATCGACACAGCTTATCAAGAAACGGTAGCTTATCACACAAGTACACGAAAAGTTCATGACTATCACCAAGTCCTTTTCCAGCAGGCATCATCTCCGAACGAATCACGTCGAACAACTGGGGAAGAGTTTCGCCTTTATGTGACCAAATATTGTACATCGCTACATCAACTGGATTGTCTGGGTCGTGCTTTGATTCCGTATACCGCTCTTGAACGTCCGGTATGCGAAATACTGATTGTAAACATGCGTTCACCCAACAACTTCCACTATAATTTCTCAGCCCAAACATTGTCTTAATGTAATATCTTAGAGAAATCGGTTAAAAAGGGTTGTGGCGGTCCATCATAAGGAAATGCGTCTGTAAGGAAAGGATTTAGGTTCCCCTTACCATCATCTCCCGAGTTAGGGCTTCGTTCGGACTTTTCTTTACAATTACACTTAGAGTCTGCCTCTGCAGAGTCTACGTCAGACACTGGAGGTGTCTTAGACTCCTCTCCGGCTAGACTTCCGGCTCCGATTTGAGGAGTGGCATCGGGTCCAAAGATGTCCGGGTAAGGACCTCCAGTCGTCTTACCGTGTTTTGCTCCTCCTGCACTTGTACCATCTATAATAGGTGGTAATGCCGTTGGCCCATAAATAGGTTGTTCGTTCCGGTTCTTCAAATGTTCGCGCGTTGATCGGTAGAATAAAATTACCAAAACAGCAACCCCTATCAAAAGCCAGATCCACATTGTCTTTGTTAGAATATAAGAAATGGCCCGAAAGCATTCGCGTCGTCGTATTCGTGGTGCTGGACCGACCGAAGATGCTAGACTAGCCCAGTTACGTGCACTTGCTGCACAAGCAAAGGCGAATGTTGAGAAGAAGTGGGCTACGGTTGCATCTCCACAAGAACTATCAAAATCGGTGGCAACGTATGAGAAAGTAGTTAGTCTCTTACTTGATGCCCAGCATGCTAAAGTTACTGCCGATGGCAGGGATGCCATCAATGCGTTAAAAGCGCAACAGGGTATAGCTGGTCGTCGTCGTAAGACTCGTCGTCGTACCCGTAAAGCCAAGCGCGGAGGGTTTGTACCGGAAGGAGGTAAGGCGTTCATAACGCATGCCCCGTTCCCGCCTCCGGATAACTCGTTTAGCACGTTTGCCGGAACTCCGGACAATACCGATAACTCGTTCACACTCCATCCAAGCGGAAAGAAAGGTGGAAAGCGTCGATCAGTGAAGCGTAAATAAGTAACGAGTCTGATTCAGATCAGCTATGATCTCGTCTCGGATATTCAAGAGATCCGTGTCTGTCTTCGATAACAGAGACGGAAGACGATCGGTCATCCAAGAAATAGCTTCCGTCAGTAAAGTTGGAGCCTGGACATCATCAAAGTTGCGGAGACGAATAGTTCCGGTACGTGGCGTTAGCTTTGGGCGACCGTACTTGCCAATATACACTTCCACAAACTTATCAATTGAATCGTCAAGCTTGTCAACTAGATCGTCCGTAGCCTTATGACGCGCATACTTCATAGTTTCCCAATGATAAATCTTGATCTGGTTACGCAGGGTCAGCATCAAGTTCACGATTTCGCCACTCATTTATATTTGGGTAAGATTTACTCTATTTACGTGGGTTTAGGAGGACCCTGAAACGGTGGAAGGTTGACCGGCATAGATTCGGTTTTGAATACACCTTGGGAAATAGCAGCGTCGCTCGCCTTGACTCCTTCCCATGATCCCTGCATTGCATCGTACTTTGCCTGGATAACCTCTTTCTTTGGTGGCACCGTTAAATCTAGAAAACCGACATTACCTTTCGACGAATCCGACGTAAGGTAAGGAGCGGGCATTGATGACGTAGGAACGGGGTTTCCGCCAACGGCATTTAAGTATCCAGACCAGTGCTTGTCCATTTTGTTGTGTCCTAAGAATTAAATGAAGGAATTAGACGGTGGACAATTGAAACAAGCTATTCGCTCAGGAAAACCAGTCGCGATCTTCTTTTATATGGACGGATGCCCACACTGTGACGCAATGAAAAAGCCATGGGATGACCTAGAAAAGGAGGTTCCTCGCATGGATTTCTGTAAGATTGAGAGTGCAAACGTTCCGTCCGACATGCAAATTACCGGATTTCCACACTTTGAAGTTCATGACAAAGGTAAGAAAGTAGCCGACGGATCATCATCGAAAGCTGAGTTAAAGAAGAAGTTATTTGGAACGGCGGGCGGGCGCCGGCGTACTAGGCGTCGTACCGTGAGGAAGACCCGTCGTGTTCGGAAGATTCGGGCGTGAAGACTGGGCGGGGAAACATCCCTCGCTTCCAACTTTGGCATTGCGTGCAAGAGGAGCCGACGAGTAATCCGGTTCATTTACACCTTTTGCTAGCCACCGCAAGAATCCGTCCTGGTCGTTCGGGATCGTCGCAGACTGAAGAGTATAGAAAGGCATGATTGCCGTAGCCTGGTCAAACAGGTCGGACGTGTCCATGTAGATATCAGACGTATGCTGGAAAGACTTCATAATATCAGCCTGGACATCACGACGAGTGACTGGTGCTGCGTCTGCACGGTGTGGGTCATCAAGAATATCGGTGAGTAGAGGATTCATAAAGGGGTTTTTGGGAGTGGGCATCGTATACTTTTTCCCACTCACGGCAGCCTTTACGGCTTGAAATGTTTCCAGTACACGCCCATTTGGAAAGAGAGTAAATAGAACGACCGTAGCCGCCATGACGGCAGGAACAGCTAACAGGTATCCGCTTACCCGTGTAGCCAAGAATAGAATCACTGAGAAGTAGACTGAAAAACGTACGACTGCATTCAGTGCTTCGACAGTTGTCATAGACTTCGTCGGAACGAACTTGCTCCACTGATCGGGCGCAAATAAAATGGCTGGGTCTCTGAACCAAATTTGTTCGGTCATCTTATTTCTAGCTTGAGTTTTTATCGCGCTGTTTCTTCTGTAGTCGAGCCAACATTCGCTGACGACGAGCTTCCGGGGAATTGCCTACGAGTACGGTTGCTGGAGTAGTTCCGCGTTGAAGTCCAAGAGCCTCATGAAAGACATCGCCAAAGAGCGACGTGATCTTAGCCTTAATAGCCTCAACTTCCGTTGTCACATGTTGCTGAGTAAGCTCACCCTTCTGCATCTTGATCTTCAACAGCCCCTGAATCTTGGCGACAATCTTCTTGACAACTGGGTGCTCGGTATTGCGCAGAATATCTATGAGGTCCGCGGGGTTATCAATGTTCAACTCAAATTCCTTCACATCAATCTGCTCCATGATCTCAGTAAACACCTTAGCAATACGAGTCTGCATAATGAATTCCAGAATAGATTTGAAATGATCCTCACTAGCCTTATCACTCAGAATCTTATTAATCTCATCGTTATCGGTTCCAGTATGTGTCCAGTAAGACTTGAAGATCTCAATTATAGAACCAATCTTATCCTTGATATCGCCATGCATAAAAGCTCCCATAATCGAGAACTGAAATAGCTTCCATAGCTCGTCCTTAGGACCTTCGCGAGCCCACATAGCGCTCAGGTCTACACCAAATACAATGCGTGGCTTCTCGGAAAAGAAGGTATTGTCGCGCTGAAGAATCTTGAGAGCGTCCGGGTAGTACGTCTCAATAGTCTTTAGATCATCCTCAAACGTCAGGACGGGCGTTATATCCGGATACGTTGTCCGGATTTCGTGTATGAAGTCTTGAAAGATTTTGGTTGTATCCATTTAGCTTTTATTGTGAACAAATGTTTAAGCCCGATTTCCGCCACGGGTAGACATTATCTGCTTATCGCCAGCAGAGAGGCACACACATCCAGTATCCGTGTTGAACACCGACGGGCAACAGTCCTCGTTAGATACTTTGTTACCTACCATGAACATGAGCTTATTTGGGTCCTCGGCGTCCGAGGGTAGGTGACCAGTGCCTGTCTTAATGTGTGCCTCCTCATTCGATGCCCATCCGGTCACTCCACCTCCAGCATTTATGCCATCGTACGGGCCCATGCCAGGACCACCAATGGAACGACCCACCGGCTTCTGCATGAAGTTCTCGCGCTGCACGGGCAGACCATAAGACATGTAGCGAACGTATAGTCCGGCCAAAATCGCCGCGACAAAAAACGCTAGAACGAGTGTGGTTTTGTTCATTTATTACTAAGTGGAGCGATTAAAAACCGGACGCACCGATGAGTGATGCCAATATAATAACTAAGACGAGAAACGCGGGTTGGAATAATGCCAAAATAATTGAAATAGCCAACATGATATACACAAACGTCTTGAGAACCGACATGAATAACATAACGAAGGCCCATGCGAAACTTGCAATCGTTTGAGTGAGGAACGCGCCAAGGTACCCCTGAGCAACAAATCGCTTCATGACGTCCTGAATCTTATTCAGGTAATGAATGAATACACTCGTTGATCCGGCGGCTTTGGACATGGTCTGGGCCATAAACGTAAACATAAATTTACGGATGTTTGAAATGACTGCTCGGAATCCAGTTAAGGGTTCTGCTAGACTATTGAGTGAACGACCAAGAACTCCAAAGTATGCATTGATTTGGTCAACTATAACTCCCCAAAAGTTTCCAGCCATAGAATTCGTACAATACGTGAAGTTATCAGCTGCCGAAACTTCGGGATGAATGAATCCTGCGACTGGGATATACATAGGGTTACACCGGTGCTGTTCCCAATTATTTTTGACGTCTGTCCAATCAGCGACCCCACTCGCGATGAACATTCCAACAAGCGACAAGATGCTCGCTAAAAACATAACGATCATCGTACTCTACTGATGTTATAGTCCTATTTTTATTCAGTATTTTTCTACCTTACCACTGACCAGTGATTTGTCAGTAATCAAGTTATACAGTACAGTGTTCTCATCTACAGCGTGCATTACAGTACCGCGCACAATCTCTCCATCCACCATGTCGCCAATGTGTACGTCAGACATCTGAACAGACCCTGCAAGACCGGATACTGGTCCAATCTCGGTAAAGTCCATGAAGACATGGTGTTCAATCGTGAAGTACCGCACATGAGTATTGATACACACTAACATCTTGCTATCCGTCGTACGTACAGCATCCGGGTGATTTGCGACTGGGATGAACTGATCCTGGTGCCATACTTTGTGAGCTCCAGACACCTTTGTATGTCCTAGCATGTACATTGGAACATTCGTGCCATCAATCAAGTAGACTGACGTTACCTTGTTATTGTTTGGCAGTACATCTCCAAGTTTCAGGTCTTTCATGTAGACCATACGTCCAGAACTGGTTTCAATGAGCGTATCTTCATCGAAACACAGGAAGTTAATTGTTTGTCCAATCGGACCATTCATAATGGATGGACCAGTCTGCTGACCGGTGTAGAAAATGTTCATGAACGATACCATGATACCAACTAACCGAGCCATTAGAGTGCGCATACGAATAATAATGTACTGGAACTGCGACATCAAGTTATGAATCTTTCCAAATACAGTACCAATCATACCAAGGAATCCCGTACGTGTCTGAGCCATCATTCCACGCATATCATTCATTGCCCCGCCAATATTGGACACAATTGAGTTCACCTGTGTGAACTGACCCATAATTGGATCAACCACAAACCCGGTGTAATCCTGAAACCTCTTCATCGTACAATCCGTAAAGGTCTTAAACGGGTCTTGGCCTACTAACCCTGCCATCGGCATATATGCAGGATTACACCGGTACAGTGGCCAGTTATCTTTCAGTTCTTGGATGTTATTCATTGCGAACATGTACAAGGTTGCACCAACCGCTACGAGAGTTGTAACGACCACAATTGCGGTATCCATTACTCTTAAGCTCCAAAAACACAAAACGGATTTGGCGTACTTTAAATATGGTATTTCAAAGATGGACTACCATTCTATGGAACTCACCGAGCTTAAGAGCATTGCCAAGGAACGTAGGCCAAAAATCAAGCATTATTACATCATGTCACGAGCACAACTCATTCAGGTTCTGCTCATGGACAAGCTCCCCGAACAAATGATCTTGGAAAAGAAGACTCTCAAAGTCTTACAGGCTGAAGCAAAAGTCAAGGGCGTTCCGAAAGTATGGAGTTTGAGACGACACGAGCTGATGGACATTCTGTACCCTAGGTCAGAATCAACTCTTAGCCCGAAAGAGAAGAACTAATATAATTATGATGGACAGGAACATGATGACCCACAACAAGGTCAACGCTACAATGTACGGATACAAGTACTGGAATACCTTCGAAAGAATAGGAACCAGTATATTTTTCTCAAAATAAGCTTGGAATTCGGGGGTACTGAAATACTGCAAGGGGTCAGAGCCCATCTTATTTCCTCGTTGGCTTTTATAGCCAGAAAACAACCGATTTTTTTATTCACTTCATATCAAAGAAATGAAGGGACAGACGACCAAGTTACTCCTCGCCCTTGGTGGTGTTGTCGTTGTTGCATGGTTAATTAGCAACTATTCTTCCGGTAAAGCTCTTACGGGCGAGGGACTTGAGATGGATCAGCTTGGTGGTGCTCTAGGTGTCCAGGGCCCTCTCTCTGACTCTGGCCCCCACGGCGAGCCATCAGTATCCGCTGGCGGAAATGCCCAGCCTACGGAGCAGGTCCAGGGGCGCCACCCTGCGTCCGAGTCCACGTACTCCGAGACGACGCTCAGCGCCGGCGAGCTCCTGCCGAACGGAACCATCGGTGCTGATTGGGCGGCGGTGAACCCCTCAGCGGTCGGTGACCTCAAGGGCCAGAACTTCCTCGATGCTGGGTACCACACCAACACGGCGATTGCCGGTGTCTCGCAGACGAACCGGAATGCCTCATGGGACATCCGCTCGGAAGACCCCAACCCCCAGGCGCAGGTCGGTCCCTTCCTCAATAGCACGATTGCACCTAACCCGTTCAAGCGTGGCCTCGATAATTGCTCTACGTAAATTGAAACTAAGTAAGTAATAATGTGGCCAGTTGCCTTACTGGTAACGGGTATAGTGCTAGCGTATATGACTACGCGAGGGGTAGCAAACTTAGACGAGGTCAAAAGCAAGAGGAATGGAAAAGTGTATAAAGTCCAGAACTTACCAGACAAGCAGGAGGCATGTGAGAAAATGGCAGACATACATGATAACCTACAGAAGCTTATGACGAAGTATCGCGATGACACGGCAAGTGCATCTGATCCCCGTATCAAAGTTTTACTTGATCGGTTTAATCCCGACAATTTATGTGAGAACGATGTTCATGCCACATCTACGTCATATTCAGAGAATAAAGGTGAAAAAGTTGTGATCTGTTTGCGTGACAAGACCCCACCCTACAAGCTGGTAGACACGAACACCGTGATGTTCGTCGTCTTACACGAAATGGCTCATTTAGCTACAACAACCGTAGGTCATACCCCTGAATTCTGGACAAACTTCAAACAGATCCTGCATGATGCAGTTGGTGTGGGGATATACCGAACAGAAAACTATGCGAAACAGCCGGTATCGTACTGCGGTATGGAAATCACAGATTCTCCAATCTAATGAATAATGATAAGGAAAGAACTCCTGAACGTTCTTTCAAAAGAGAGAGAAACCGTCTCCTTTTTTGAAGATGACAGTATTGAAACTGTCAGAGAACAAGTTGCTAAGTCGGCGTCAAGTCATCCTGATCGGATGTTTGTATTGGTCGCTTTGAAATTGCCGAAAGACTACTATACTGCCGATTCTCGTAACTGGGAAGCGTTATTTGATCGGTTGTCGTACAATGGTCGCACGATTGAAAAATCTGTGTTTGACGAGTACCAAACCAATTACCGCATTCCAAATACTCGGTTAACGTATTCATCCTATGACCGCGCAGACTGGATGGAGTATCCTCCCGAACTGAAAGCGTGGTTTGGAGCAGAGTGTATAGAGTACCGTATTTTTGGTGTCCCTGACTTGAAATCGTTTGTACTTCCTCTCACTGCAGAGAGTTCACTGCTCCCTCGGATTTCAAGCGAATCCTTACCTCGTCCAGATAACTCTATCTTGATCTCTTCGTATTACACGGTGAAGGACATTGATCATTTTGCTTACAAGATTTTTGAAAATAACGAAACGTCGGCAATGTACTATTTTCCGTACTTACGATCCGAAACTCCAAATGTGTTATCGGACGAAGCCATTCGGTTACTCGATAAAAACTCTAAGTTACTGACGGACTTACTTGCGCTTCCGATTCCCAAAGAAGCCAAACATTCGGAGGAACATATCCTGCACACTCGGTTCTATATTCGGTGGGTAGAGACCGATTTCGGTAACGCTATCCGAACACGATTTGAACAAATCTTTTATGGTATGACAGTATCCACAACGGTACCGTACATTGGTCTATTTACATCAAGTTCTGAAGTCAATCGTCACAAGTTCTTTACCGAACATCCCAAAACGAAAGAGCCCTCTGTCGATATGAAAAACTGGAAGACGTGGTGGTCGCTATCTAAACCTCATCGTAACATTCCTACCCTGATTCTGTACCGTGGCAAATCAAAGAAACATTTTGATCGGGTCATTGTGACTGCTATAGACATGACCATTTCCACCAATCGGCCGGAAGATAATACTGAAACGCCCGAAGAACTAAAGAAATCAGTCATTGCCTGGATCAAGAACTTTGATGCCCTCATACCATTCATTTCAGACAAAGATATGCATCCTGATCGGTGGGAACTGCAGGATATGACCATCTTTCTGTCGTATCCCAAGAATGTTGATGGATTAAGTACGGTACGTTTCAATTGTGTTACCCCGATCTATGCTATCCCAGACACCACGAAACCAACGTTCACATTACTACGTACTGATCGCGCAAAGTACGGCGTTACATCCATTGATGCCCGTATTATCCAGATGTCAAATGAAGGCCCTCTAGACGCCAAAGATGTGGCAAAAGAGTTTTCTACGACAGTCGAGCGTGCGTCACAGTTAATTGGTGATATTATGGCTCGGCGCGAAGAGAATAATAAGTTGGGCGATCGTATATTCCGTGGATTTCCCACTATAACGATTGGAGGACACTATGTTGAAATAAAGTTGGTGAATGAGCATACGTTATCTGTGAAGTATGCAGATATCTTGCGATATATCTTATCCAATCCCGACTCGGCCGAACTTGATAAAATCTGTCCTCCGCGTATGCAGACGGTATCTGCGGAATCTGTCACCATCCAGACGAATACTGTCAACGAAGATGCTTTAATTGATGAGGCGTATGCTGACTTACTCGATGACTTTGATACTGATAAGAAAGAGCCGGACATAGACGAGAAAGACGAAGAGCAAACTACGTCCTTGGATGTAGCGAATCGCCGTAAGACAACGTACAGTTACTTTGCTGATCGGTTACGTAGTTTTGATCCCGAAACGTATGTTCCGGACGCCGAGTTCTCGCGTAAATGTGAAAAGACGTTACAACCGGTAGTTCTTACGGACGCAGATAAGAAAAGGTTATCTGAGTTCGAGAAGGGAAAGTATGATCCTACCAAGGATACAGATAAAGCGAAGTTACTGGATGTTCAAAATCCTGATGGTACACTGATTTGTCCAGAGTACTGGTGCACGAAAGACGAGATTCCTCTCAGTGAAGACCAGTTACTGGTCGAAGACGGAACCTTGAAGTGTCCGGTATGTCATGGCAAGTTGGAAACGTCCACGAATTCTGATCCGAAAGAGTACCCTTTAATCAAAAAGAAAGAGGGATCGTATCCTGGACCGAAGTACAAATCTCCCGGTAACGGAAAAGATATTCCGTGTTGCTACAAGAAAGCTCGTACGAAGAAAGCAGACAAGACTCTTGAAATCAAGGATAAATATTACGTATTCATTGAGTCAAAAAGTAACTTACCGGAACTTCGCTTAGCGAAATTAGATAAAAATACGATTGAGAACTTGTACTTGCAAGAAGATTACTCGAAGTTGGATAATCAGCGCTTATCGGAGAACGGTCAGGGATTTTTCCGGGTGGGATTAGGTCATGCTTCGGACACGTTACCTCAATTGCTGGGAATGACGCAAACGATTCCCTTGCCTCGTGAATCGGTCCAAACAGTGATTAAGTGTTCGTTTATGCGGTTATGGACGAAACCAAGTGAGACACATGCCAAGTATATTTACGATAAGTTGGTGGATTATAAGGATACAACGATACGTGAGAACTTAGCACGTACAATTTCCGGGATTGATGATGCGTTTGTGAGCAAGGAACTTACGCCACTTCAAGAGTTAGAGTATTCGGCACTCGCATTGCAGTGTGATCTATTTCGCGTTGATACGAAAACCCAGGCGGTTGGATGTTTAATGTATGCGTCCATTGTTCGACCACGTACGCGTGGAGTTGTGGTTCTGCAGAGTGGAACAGATATTGATATTTTGACCAATACGAAGCGCGTACGTAATTCATTCGTGTATCGTTCCAATATTTTTGAGCCACCGTTTGGAAAGTATGTGTACCGCATCACTGAACGCTTACGTGAACAAGCTTGTTCTACGGAAGTACCAAACTACACTGAAGCCCAAAAAGTGCGTGAGAAACTGTTTGGAAATTCAGACTATTCTGTGATCTTAGACCCATTTGGACGTGGACAGGCGCTGTACATTCCAAATAAACTGGTTTTACCGTTTCAAACATCCGCACTTCCCGATTCCGTCGAAAGCAAGATATGGGGGTACTCCAACGCTCATTTGCCGACGTATTCTGATATGAAAGACATATTGGAAAAAGCAGAATCTACGAGTAAAGGGTACACGTTCGAGAACTCGATATACGATTCGGACGGTAAGCGAGTCGAAATTCTGACTGTGAGTGGATTACGTGTTCCTGTAAAACCCGAAAAGGTCGGTACTGGTGAACCACGCGATACCATTCCCACCGTGGACAACGAGAACGAACTCGTGTACGGCCAGCCAAATTCTCAACTCAAAGAGCGGTACGCGGATATTTCGTACGATGCAGAAGTATTTGAGTTCCTGCTTTTTCAGTTATCTGATGATATCCAGCATGAAGAGTACCGCGATGTACGAAATGCCCTGCGCGCCCAGCCTCCTAAACGTAAAGAACTTGAAGATACGCTGAAGACATGGTTTGATCATGTGACGCACTTCGTGGATATTCGCGAATCTCACGAATTTATTTCAAAGATCCGTGCGCCATGTGGCCAGTTCAAAAGCAAACAAGACTGTAAGGGAAATCTGTGTGGATGGGACGGTAAAGTCTGTAGTATCCAAATCAAGAAATCGGTCAAGGAAGACAGGTTATTTAACCGGCTCTTCTCTGCACTCTTCGATAATTCAAAAATCAGAGCTGTGGTCCTTGATGGACGCACGACTCCTTTTTTCAGCACGATTTTGTACATTGAGCTTCCGCATGAAGTCATATTAACTGATAAACAGCTTTAGACATTATCAATATCAATCTCCGCATCCTGCCCCTCAAACTCAAATCCGTCCTCATGAGCAGTCGTGCGGGTTTGGAGATCGGACGTGTCGGTCACAACAGATGTAACGTTGGCATGAATGGACGTCAGCTCTTGGATCTTGAGAAGCTCTTCGCGAGTCACGAGGGCAATCATTTCCATGGCCAGTGCACCTACTAGACCGGTATTTGCGACCAGAATGAATGTTCCAGGGGATACGAGCATAGACTTCTTGGCACGACCGGTGAATCGTCCAGGAATCTTGGCTTGGTCTACAAATACCTTATTGTTGTGCGAATAAACAATCTCGATCCGAGCGTTGCCCAAGTTCTTAATGACCCGCGCAACGTAGACTTCATCATCCATCTCTTTCTTCTTCAAATCAGCTATGTAATCTGCAACCATTCCATCACTCTTGCGCTTGGCAGAATCGACGTAATGGCGTGGCATTGTGTACTCTTTATTGGTTTGTTCTTGTTAAATCCGTTTTAGTACCGACGACGGCCACCAACACCCGTCACGGACGAGAGAAGGGACTGAGGAGGGAATAACCGCTGGACTCCGACATAGACGCATCCGGCACCGACCAGGATGTAGATGATGTTCCAGTACCATCCCATAACCGTCCGATCATGGTTGCGCACAATGCCGTACACTGTGCTGATCACAAGAGGTAGACCAACAATGAACACAAGGAACAGTCCTAGTAAATCAGCGACCATTTATTATTCTTACCGTACAAATTTACCACCGACGACGGCCACCAACAATATTGGCAAACATGGAAGGAGGGTACAGAGTCTGGTATCCATAGTACATATTGATTGCGCCTGAAACGAGATAGAACGCATCAAAGACCCAATCAGCAGTTGTCTTAGGGTTGTTCACAAGCATCGAGTACAGTGTGTATCCAATAATCACTCCGCCAAACAGCAGAAGAATAGATCCTACAATAGGACCTAGCATTTGTTATTAGTGCAGATTACTTACGACGACGACCACCAAATACGCTAGCGAGAGCAGGTCGGTTCGATAACTCGATGAGAAGACCCGTCACCATGAGAATAGTTCCTAGTGCCATGAGTACCGGGAATAGACCAATCTGAAACCAATTACGAATGCACGTTGTTTGTGTACCCTCATTCTTATTATTTGGATCGCATGTAGATATAGTAACTACGTCAACTATGCTAGATGCCGTTGCGAATAACCAAAGTACGGTTCCTACTCCAAATATAACCCAACCCAACATTTATTCTTATAAACCTATTTTATGGGACCGTTTGGCTCATACAATAGTTTTTCAACCGGATATGCTTGGGGATGTCCACCACCAGTTTTAATCTAAACTGGAACTCCATTCGTCCCAATGTTTACGCCGTGGGCTTGGGTAGAAAGTGGACCTTCAGGAAGCTCTGGAGGTTCAGGTAGGTGACCTCCTGGCCGTCCTTCGCGCGGAGGAGCTTGCCGAGCTTGGCATCCGGGATGATACGGCGCTTGAAGTTGGGGTCAAAGCACGAGTGCGCCTTGACGTACGTCGCGATGAACTTGGTGACATCCGTCTGGCTCTTCTGGCTCTTGGCGGGCAGGCCCATGAACGAGGCCAGCTCATCCGAGATCGGGCGGAGCTTCAGGAAAGCGTTGTTGGCACGGCGGGCCTCCCACTGGGAGCGCTCCTCTGGCGTCATCGTCGCCGGGTCCTTCTTGACACGGCGCTTGGAGTTGCGGACATCGCGCTTGAGGGCCTTGAGCGCCTCACCGGCCTCAGCGACCAGCGAGCGGACACGGGCAGACCACTCAGTACCGAGGGTCTTCAGGTGCTCCTGGAGATCCGTGAGGATCACGCTGGCAGAGCGCGTCTCGGAGGCATCGGCAACAGGCGCCACGGCGGGCGTCTCGGCAACCACTGGTACGGTCACCTCGGCCTTCGCGGCGGCCTTCTTGGCGGGGGCAGCCTTCTTGGTGGCGGGGGTGGCAACAGGGGCGGGGGCAGGGGCATCGGCGGTCTTCTTGGCGGCAGGCATCGTGTTTGACTTAGGGGCAGACTTAGAAGACGACATTTCTAACGCGGTTGTTATACTCCTAATAGTCCTTACCTGTTTAAATCACAATCTGCACATGGCGCTGACAATTATGAAACACACTGGGTAATTTTCAGGACAGTCGTACAAAATTGACAAAAGTACCCTAGACGTAGCCCAAGAACACTGGAGTCGGTTCGTTCGGTTTTTTTCGAAGTTTGCCAAACACGTTCTCAGCCACTGCAGGTACTGGTACCGCTTGGACCGTATAGAATGTTCCGTCGCAAACGCCACCATGTCGAGTCGAATGAAGTTTAATAAGACGTACATCTGCGACCGGTTCAGTGAAGCAAACATCAAATGATTCATATCAAAGAACCCATTCTCTTCAATGATCTGACACACAGTCAACCACTTCTCATTGACCAACTCAGAAAAATGGTCTGGTTTTGGAGGATCATGATAATTGTCTAACCCAAGATTCTTTCGTATCCTGCAAACATCACGTAATCGTCTTCGTGTTTCAATCGTCAAAGCTTGGCGCGTGTACGGATTTTCTGGTTTCGGTGATCGTTTCAGAATATGGTACAAGCTTCGTACATCAAACCAGTACAGTTTGTCTGCTTCTCGGAATGAAAAATAGTTAATCGGGTCAAGTTTAGTCTTATCATCTAACGTGACCAATTCTTCTGTATTATGGCAGTTCGCGCGGTTTAAGACTCCTTCGCCTGCCAATTTTAAACGGTGCCTCAAAAAGTATCCTTTCCACACTGTTTGAATAATAATAGCTTTCTGATGACCGTTATTCACCTCTGCCCATAAACGTTTGACCTTGGTCTTAGCATGCTTACCACAAAACAGCATGCCCTTCATAGATTGTGAAGGACATTGTTCTGTACTTGTTTTGTTCTTACAAGAGGCACATAGCACCATATTATGTATCTCCTTCGTTTCTTTCCTCTAAAACATAAATTTGGTTTCCTTTTCCCGAAAACGGATTTACACCTTTCTAACCTATAAAGATCACAACACAAGCAAGATGAATGGTCCTATTCACTCTAACTCTATCAATGTCAGCGACGTAACGTTCCAGGTTGGTCAGCCTAAGGCAGGTCGTAATCCTCCCATTAGTATCAAGTACAATGGCAACAACCTACTCATTCGCCTACCGCGTGTAGGTTACCCTGGTGGGTGCCTGGTCCGCGAGGGCGAGACCGGTGTAAAGACGTACACTCTGATCGGTTCCCTCAAGGGCGCTGATCCATATGCCAAGGAGCGCTCTACGGGCGGTGATGATATTGGCAAGCTGTACAATCTCCTCAAGGATCTTGATGAGCACATTATCAAGGCAGCTGTGGAGAACAGCACCAAGTGGTTTGGCAAGAAGCGGTCCGAGGAGGCTATTCGTGACGCGTTCAAGCCTATTCTCAGCGTGTCAACGGACAAGGTTGATGGCGAGTATGTGCCCAATGGCAAGTACCCTCCCAGCTTCCGTGTGAAGGTCCCAGTCTACGACAACCGCGTTTCAACGGAGATCGTTGATGCGCACCGCAATCCTGTGACCTATGTGACGCCCGAGTCTCTGACCTCTATCTTCCCCAAGGGTGTTGAGGCGAACCTCGCAGTCAGCGGCAGCATCTATGTGATTGCTGGCGGTGGCTTTGGTGTAACGTGGCGTCTAACGGCTGCCCAGGTATTCCCTCAGGTTCGCCGTACGGCGGCGGATATGTTCGACGATGAGTCGAATGCGCCTCCTACGGTCGTTGAGGATGAGGAGACTCAGGCTCCTACGCAGACGCAGACTCAGAATGATGAAGACTCTGGGTATGGTGGTTCTCAGGCTCAGCAGTCAGAGCAGGCTCCTGCTCCGGCACCGGCTGTTCGCCAGCCTCGTCGCCGTCCTGCGGCGGGTGCAGGTGCACCTTAGACCAAACACGTGAATCTGTGGGAGCAGTATACATGATAAAAGACTCATCAATAAATAGTACCGAGCAATCGGGACCTACATAGGGTCTTTTTACTTCCGGGCAACCGCTCAGAGGTAAAAGCGACTTTTTTCCACACTTAGGGCATTCATGGATCTCCGGCATGGTCATAACCATCTGCGGAGTTAACAGACGAATGTTCGTATCTAACGTCTTATCAAATACGGTCTTGAAATCATCGACCAGACAATCCTGGTATGCTTCATTGGACAGAATGGACCATAACGTTGCATTTTTGGATTCCCATTCTTCCTGGAACAGAGTTGAGAAGTCGTTCTTACCGAACCACAGAGCAAAAAAGATCTCGGGATGTTCGGGATCATGCTCGGCAATTCCTACCCTCTGTGAATTCTCGTCGTACAGTGAGTATACGTTCCAGTCAAACGACCTATCTAGGGAACCACGGTACACGTCCCTACCATTATAATGCCACTCCTCGGCCTCAAAGTCATCATCGTGATCAGCTATATCTTCCGAGGTATCTCGGTAGACGTAGTTGGGTTTTAGAATAGAATACATTACTTAGTTTCAAGTTAATCAAACTTTACGGTTACACGCACATCATGGCGAGCCATAGACTTCGTAGCAGAATGTGACAGTTCGTGGCGCTTCTTCTTTGGGCCATCTGTCTCCTTTGTATCGTGCAGACGTGTCTCCATATCCGCATGCACTGCATCGCGGTGCTTCTCTAGATAATCCAGAACTTCGTCGGTAATTGCCCACTCAAAGAAATTCAGCTGACCAACTGTCGTATCCATATCACGGAACTTAATACGCTTCCACCGACAGAACGGATCGAACATCTTCTTGCTGTAGGCTTTTAGGTGAGACTTGTACGACAAATACACGATTACGTGCTTATTGGCTTTCGTCATGTACGAAATATTGAACTTCTTTGCATAATTGGTGACAAACCAATCAATCAGACGTAGGGATAGATCTGAGTTACCTGTCAGAATATTGCGTACACGAGCAGTCACTTTTTCACTATAAAATCGTTCTAGGCGATACAGTACCCACTGTTCCTGACTTTGGATTTCCATTTACTGAACTCTATGTGCTAACCTGAAAACGGGTTTAGTTAACGTAGGTGTATGAAGACAAATGGATCTAGATAAAGTCGAGCAACTCATAGTTCTATATGGCCACGATGATCAGCGTACGAATGCATGGCACGCCAAGCGAGGAGAAATGTTGACTGCCTCTGAAATTTACAAGGCAGTTCAGGATGCGTCTCCTGCTCTGAAACATGAGATCGTGATGTCTAAGCTTACTCCCCGTCAGCAACAGCAGTCGGGGTTTGGACCTAAGGCACTTATGTGGGGAACTCGCTTTGAGCCGATTGCAAAGTATATTTACACCACATATATTCAGCCGGGCGTGGAGATTGCCGATACGACGTGTATCCCTCACCGAGACCACCAATTTCTAGGAGCTTCGCCGGACGGTATTCTCATGACTGCATCAAAAGACGATCCGAGGTATGGTCGTTTGGTAGAGTTCAAGTGCCCGATTTCCCGTGTGTTTTCCGACGATACTCCAATTCCTTCAACGTATTACCACCAGATGCAACTGCAGATGGAGTGTACCGATATGAAGGAATGTGATTACGTCGAGTTGAAGTTCAATGAGGTCACGTATACTGAATGGCTGGAATCGACCGCTCAATATAAGTCATGGTTTGCTGTAGCTGAAGATGGGCGTGTAGTGTACCGCGATCTGTCCGATACGCGCGATGTTGCAACGTGGCGTCGCGAAATGATGCCAAATTTGGAGACCGAGTGGTGGACAACTGTATACTGGGTCTTTGAGAAGTACCGGATATCTCTCGTACCTCGTGACTATTCTTGGTTGCCTTCCAACCTATCAAGTTTCCGCGAGATTTGGGATAAGATCCAAACTCATCGTAAGGCAGGAACCCTGCCTGAGCATCCGAAGGAAAAGACAATTCTAACGATTTAAAACTTTGAATCTTTGTGTTTCATAAAAATATCCATTGACCGGTGAATAACCGAGTACCCTTTTTCAATTAAGTAATTCACAATAGGAATACTGTTATCATTGTAGTTATTTTCAAACCCAATGATATCAATAAACACTTTATCAAAATTGATAGATTTTACGACCTCAAATTCTGCTCCTTCCACATCAATACTGAGGTAATGTACGTGTTTAATTCCAGTCTCATCCAGAATGGTTTCGAGTCGTTTCGTTGGTATCATAATTACATTGGTTTGTCCGCCGTGTTGGTTTAGTTCATTGTTGAGTCGCTTCACGTGTCGGGGATCAAAATGATCTTTCAGTCCTGAAATCATTTCAGTGTAACCTTCATTGCAAATAAATTCTGCCTCGCCATCGGTGTTACTTACGGCACAATTCAAGTTTATAGAGTTTGGTCGGTTCTTTGTGAGTTGATCATAAACAGACTTTATAGGTTCCACATTAATTCCAGACCATCCTCTGTTCTTCTCAAAGAAGATGGTATTATTAATGGTTAGTCCATTATGTGCACCAACATCCACAAACACACCATTCTTGAAACGTTTGAATACATTGGTATCCAAATACTTATCCTGACCGTCCTGACTATAATACCGTACAGTTGTAGCTTCTTTAATGATCTTTGAAATAACAGGAAACATTCCGTACTGATTCATGACCTTCCTTTTTGCTTCACGAATCGCACCAATACGCTGAGACCACCAATCCTCCTTTACAGCTTGCTGAATGATTTGAGCAGCCTTTACAGGATCAGTGGGAAGACGCACAAAACACTGAGGGTCAAGATGGTCTTCTAGGTTAGGACATCCCCAGTAAAAGGGAAGGCATTCGCAAATCAGAGGTTCCCAGATTTTTTCAGTCGCGTAATTGACTTCAGAGTTGTTCTCTACAGCCAAAACGTACTTGTACTTGGAATACACATTGTACCGATTATCGTCCGGAACTGGGCCCTGGTAATGGAGCAGAGAGTGATAATTTTCTTTTCCGTAGACATCAATCGTACCGTTGGCTACCACATCAAGCCTAAACAGATGACCAGTATCCTGCTTCTTGTGACTCAGAATAATACACGTATTGTCTTTCTTCGGGGGAAAGGTATTTAAGTCTCCATTGAGTGTCCACGTAGCAGGATTGAGGAATCGACGATTATGGACGTGCAAAAACTTCTTAGGATCCGGATTGGCCCATTCTCCCCAAGTCTTTACGCCCCATCGTTTTGTATCATCATACACCCACGGTTCCATCTGAAAAACGATGGTTTTTTTTGGATCGTATGATTCGTCCACGGACGGTATATTCAGAATGACGTAGTAATCTGCTTCATCTTTCCACGTGAGAGTAACATCCGGATGAGGCATCGCTCCAGCTTCTTTCGCCATAGTCTGAGACGATGCCCAGTTTCCAATAATTTTTACAGTCGGTTTCGTCTGTACCTTATTCTTCACGAAAATACCATCCTTCCTCTTGAAGTACTGTGAACGTCCCAGAGTATTCGGGTCAATCGATCTCTTGAAGAACCCCAACGTATTGAACCCGGCACAATCGGGATCCGCGAGTGCAATGTCCAAACATTCGTGCACAGGCTTGTTATGGTAATAAGAATCACACCCAATCTGATCGAATCCCTGAATAAACGTAAACTCGGTCTCAAATTTACTAAAATTCAAACCGACAAAATCCGTCTGAATATCTGAATCAATTGGTTTGGTCACATCTTCCCACCATTCGGCAAACACGATCTGTGGTTGGAGTTCCATAGGTTTCAAATCAGGACAGATCTTTATGATATAATCAATTCCATGCTTGATTCCATTCTTTTCAATGTAATCGACCAGTATCTTCGCTCCAGTCTTATTGATTGAGTACCCAAATGTGCCTCCAATATACAGAGTCGTCTGGAGCTCCGCAATGACTATCTTGTCAGACTGTTCTACATACGTACTATGAGTTGCCTTACGTAGTTTATCAAACATGGAATAACCAAGAAGTAGATAATCGGATTGTAGACACGCGTCTTGTATGAGTTCAAACTTCCTCTTGAAATCAGGAGTCACAGTAATATCATCCTCGAGAATAATATAGTAATCAGTCGACGTATCCTCCAGCAAGGACTTCCAAAGACTGTAATGAGTGAGAGCACACCCCATAATTCCAAGCCGATTCCCAAAATCGTTGCCTCGGAACAATGACCATATCTCAAATGTAGGGGTTAACGTCTTACCATCAAATGCTTCAATAAACTGATAGTCGGTGAACTCGTTCTCCTTGAACAGTTTCGTCATAGTTGCCTTACGGTCTTCACGACGCTTCAAGTTCACAACTTTCGTGATAGGATCAACTTTTCGGAACTGAGACTCATCATTCAGATCATACGCATTCTTTATGTTCTTATTATTACGTTCAGATGTGAGACGACCGGTATGCCTGCACGTAATCATATCGAAAAACGCAGACTTGTACCCAGCGTCCGTCCACCGTGTGGCATAATCCATTTCAAAGAAGGTATTGGGGCTATCGTAATTCCCAAGCTTCAAAATAGTGTCAACATCAATCACGCTGGGACGGAAACTGTAGTGTGGCCAATAGTGGCAGTTCTTGTACGGAAACTGTCCTCGCTTGTGCTCGTGAACCACAAACCCAGGAGATACCGGCGAGTACCCACGCATATCTACATCATTGATCGTTTCCGAGTATCCGCGGTTAAAGAGAACCTGCTTGATATCGGTCTGAGTCTGAAGGAACTGGATGGAATCTTCGACGTACGAACGCTTGATGTAAAACAGGAAATCGTCTTCCATATGAATCCAGTACTTGGGTTTCAGTTCCTTCAGTTTATTCCAAATAATGTTCATGCTTTCGCGGTGCCCCTTCTCTTCAGGAGTTTTATTGTAAAAGTTGAACCACGGATACAATTTCTTCATAGTCTGACGGTCCGCCTTGCTTGAGTTATCATCGACACAGAACCAGTGATCGATTTGGTCGGCGTCCGTCCAATGATTCAAGATAGAGTTCACAGTCTCACGGAACAGATCTATGCGCTTGCAGGACGTAATGGAGAGAAAGACTCGGTTCTTGGACGACTTTGCCGGTTTGAACTTTGATGGAGCGGTCAACAGTTCTCGGTTCTTCTTGAAAAGCATATTCCACATAACGATCATTTCTTTCTGATCAGTGCACGTGTGAATGTACTGCGATAGGTTATAAAATAGTCCAAGAGTATCTGGATCATCATTCATTTCATTCATACTGAATCTCAAATTAGAAAACGTACGGCTACGAATAGGTTGCTGGGCAATATTATTGAGAATAATCTGTTTACCACACTCGTATGCCAACGTACGATTACCCAATAAGAAGGCACTGATACCTGTATTAAACTCAAATATATCGTTATAGAAATCGCTGAACAAAAATAGTTTATCTTGTGGATGTTTGTTATAGTGTTTGTGCTTCTCGTACAACAGCACAACAAGACTGTGCAGTCCTGCATCTTTCATCGTTTCAGCTGCAAAAATGATGCCTTCCGTACGGTCTGGATCAAACTGCTCTGCTTTCAAGAAATACTCAATCGCTTTCACAATATTATGTTGTCCGCGGTACTGAAACCCAAGCATCAAGCAAGCATAGTATTTCTCCTGCACCCAATTATTCAGTTCCTCTACCACGCGAGTATACCATTCAATCGCATCGTCTGATCGATTACAGTCCTTGTAGCTTTGGGCACAGTAGAAAGCGTATCGACTTGTTAGACCTCCTTTTGTCTCAACTTCTTTATAGTACGCCTTCTTCAAGATCTCTGCATCTTTCAGGTACTTATCCTTATCTCGACTACGGGCTCCATTCTTACCGGAATCAACATAGTAATCTCCTTCAATAATTGACTCAGATGGGTGAGCATTTTCAAGACTAATATACTCGTGGAGAACACCTACAAATTTCGTAGGCTTCTGCGCAGTCACCAGGAGTGGACGATAGTACGTAAATCCAAATCCAAATTTTAGCTTATAAAAATCCTTATCGAGCTTGGATGGGATACGAAAATTGCCATGAATCGTATCATCGGCATCGAAAATAAAAATATACTCTGCCTTCTTGAAGGCTCCACGCAGGGCTAGGGTACGATTATGACCAAAATCCTGCCACTCATGTTGTAGAAGTTCGCCAGGAATTCCCTTCTCCTTAAAAAAGTCAGTAATGATTTCACGAGTATTATCTGTAGAACCTGTATCACAGATCACCCAGTAGGAAAAGGTAATCTGATCAACTAGATTTTCAAGAGTCTTTCGTATTACATGTGATTCGTCTTTGACGATCATGTTTAAGCATATAGTTGGCATTGTATAGATTATTTGAATATCACGTAAGCGGGTTTTAAACTGGAACGAACGAGTTCCAAATATTTACACGATAAGGCGTTTCAACCCCTGGAGGCTGTTCATGCGGACCCTGTGTAGGCTTGAAGCTATTTGTCTGCTGAGCATATGAAGACACGCGAGTCTGATCTGTCTTCTCGGCATTCGAGTTATCTACAAATGATGCCTCAAACCCTTCATATGACTTGGGCGATAACACGTACCAAACAAGTGCTAGTCCACCAAGGATTGCAACAATTCCCCAGATGTTCATTTACATATCTACAGCGTAAAAATGGAATGGCGTTTTCGTAGTAGGGAAATAGTAAAGAGAATGGACGACCGAGCTATCAAGACACTGAAGGATATGCTCGTAGAACGTGGCATTAAGGGCGAATCCATGGATCCAGTTACTCCGGCTATGGATGAGACGCATATGTACAACTTTGGAGGGATTCTGATTATCTACAGCACCAAGAATCGTGTTGCGAGTATTACACCGTTCGTAGAGTTTGCAAAGGAAAATGGGTACACCGCTGGTACAATTATTGTCACGGAGACTCCTCTGAGCGAAAAGGTGTTTGCCTCGCTGGTGAACTTTATTGCGAACCCTGAGAACCCGTTGTTACAGGTATTTATTCTGGGAAGTTTGTACTTCAATTACTCTAAGCACTACCTTGTTCCCAAGCATCGCTTGCTTGATGATAAGGAGCGCGCGGAGTTATCCAAGATGTTTGACCTAACCAAGCCTCGACGTATTGAGAGCCAGGATCCTATGGCAAAGTATCTGGGTGCCCGACCTGGAGACGTTGTAGAGGTATCTGGAATGTGTAAAGTTTCGGCTGAGAACAAACGCTGGCTAATTTGTGTTGCTGAAACAACAAATGGATAACCAGTTCAATACCCTGGCTAGGAGTTATCACGACAATTACATCGAGTACGCTACAACGGGCGGTCAGTCTTATCGGAATGGCTATGAGTCGGCACAGAAAGGTCTTGAAGACATCATTGCGAGTTTGACTCGACAAGTCACGCAAAATACCGAAAATATTAAGTTGGCGGTGGGAAAGAGCGGTGCTGCACAGTTTCGCGAGAAACAAGCACTTTTAAATAATATTGGAGCACATATCCGGCAACAGTCTGATCGCGTTGAGCAGGGAAACATGCGGGTACCTGCTGTATCCTATGGTAAAACGTATACGAACGAATACTTCGTAGTATCACTGCTATTTTTAGCTATCGTCGGCCTCCAGTTTGTGTAACACTGTTCACTATGCGCTGAGGTAAGCTTGTAGTCCAAGCAGCGCGAATTGCCAGCGTGACAACAATTAGACACAGAATAAAGAGTACGCTCAAGTAGATGTTGTACGTTGCAATTGCTTTTGCTAACCGAGACGATGTAGTTCCCTCAATCATCTTCAGAGTACGAAGAATATCCATGGATTTTTTTAAGTTCACGTATTCTTGCTGATACTTCACGAGATCGTCCGTTAATTTGTTCAATGTAGCACTGTCTATCTCTCCAGTACCCTCATTTAATTTTTTAATAATGTCGGTTATAGCAGATGTCATCGCGACATTGAGGTCCAACACAGTCTGAACGAGCTTGCTTTGTGCAGAAGGATCCTGTTCCTGAATAGCAGCTGCAATGGCCACCGAATACCTCTGTTTTAGACTTGCATACTTCGTTTGGAAATTCTGTAAGTCAGATTGTCTCGCATCATCAAATGCGTGGATATCCATTACTTTTCTCAGATACTAAATAAATGCCAACGACAGTAGGACTGAACAAAGGCACGTCTGATACGAATGGTGGAAAGGGACCGGCTACGGATTACTCCATGCTTCTGGAAATGAAGCGTCGGAGCATTATTGGGATCGGTGTTGCCGTAAAGGCTGGTTTAATCGGTCTTCAGCGCGGTCGTACTACGACTGTTTTAAGTGATCAGCCAATGCAGCGCGGATTTCAGGAGGGACCTGTAACTGCTCGTCTACACTTAGCTGGTGCTCGCAAGAACTTCGTTAAGTTCTAGTCTACTAGAACTTTATACTTCTCATTGAATAATATGGCGGACTTTCAAACCGCGTTTGATAGTAACACGAGTGGTATCAATACCACACTAACGACACAGCTATCTTCGATCCAACAATGGTCGAATGTACCTGGTTCTCTCGTAAAAGCTTCGTCTTCGGCTGCTGGCTACATTTGGGGCTACAACTCTGGAAACTTAGTATGGGTTTGTCAGCAACCATGTACCGGTTCTTGGTCACAAGTAGATATAGGAGCCTTAACACCTGCCCCTGCTCCTGCTCCGGCACCCGCTCCAGCTCCTGCTCCTGCTCCCGCTCCTGCTCCTGCTCCTGCTCCAGCACCCGCTACACCATTCAGTTATACTAGAGCTGGGTCTATCACTGCAATTGATAGCTTAAAGCAGTCGTACAACTCTCAATGGGCCGGAATCTATACGATGGTCAACGTGATTGGTATATGGTACTATACCAATACTGGAACATCTGATCCAGTCACTTGCCGGGTTCACTACCAATACTCATCCGGATACTGGAATGCCTACTTCACCTACTCGCCTTCAAGCGGTACGTACACCTATAATTACGGTACTGGCAAGCGGGCATCTGCTACAGATACCGGTCTATCAGCGTCAGAGTTAACACAACTCACTAAATTATATCCTGTTCCCGATTCTCCTCCTACACCCGCCCCAGCTCCCGCCCCTGCCCCTGCGCCCGCACCTGCGCCTGCGCCCGCACCTGCGCCTGCACCACCATCTCCCCCGGAGTTTTTAGATATTGATACGGATGATACGAATGTATATGTGTTGTACAAAAATGGGAGCAAAATAAGTCTAGCGAGTAAGACTGCAAATAATCAAACAAACTGGTCAATTACGTCGGTTGGATCTGACGCATTCAAGCCAACATCTATCTTTTCAACTCATACGTATATTTGGCTTCAGGATGGTAATAATGTGAAGGCCAAGATCCCAAAACCGGTGACCATGTCTAATATCATGTCAAATAGTGATGTATCGGTACGTATTACGTCTGCGAGTGCCAAAGCTCTGTACGGAGTCGATGAATCGGGTAATGCTATGCGATCGGATGAAACGTTACAGTCTGGATGGAGTCCAATCGCTGGTCTTGGAGGAGTTCATGTCAAGTCAGTCATTGGAGATATAGATGAGACCGGTCTCTTTTTTCTAGACAATTCGTCCAAGCTTTCTCAGTGTGTTGGAGACTGCTCAACAAAGAGTATCGTCCCAGTGAATACCCAGGGCTTTCTTCCCGCGAGCGTGAGTGCAGATCCAGCCACGAAACAGCTTTGGATGACATCAACAACTCCTGGAAACGCCGGAAATATTTTTAACCGTATGGCAAGGCCTGATTATACGAGTATTTCAAATGCAGTCTACCCATACGATGATAAACGTACCAAAGTAGTAGGAGATATTGAGAAGGAATACAATCAGCAGACCAAGGTCATGACCGTCAATAAACAACTTGCTGAGTTCCAAGACTTTTTTTCGACTATTTTTGGAAAGGCCACAAAGGCTCAGCAAACAGTGAATACCGAAATCAGCCAGGTTGACAATACACTTGCCACTGATCAGGCGAAACTAAACAAGATTAATAGCATACAACCATCTATTCAGAAATTTGTCATCACGTTAGCTATTGTCGGACTGATTTATGCAACTGCTTCATTTCTTGGTTGGATTACGCATGTCATAGTCCTTATCGTACTGATTGTTGGAATTTACCTATCATTAAATAATGACGTCACTCTTTCCTCCGTGTGGACCTGATTGTCTTAAGCAAAGGGAGTTGGCACAATTGAAATCAGCTATGGATGCTCATCCAGGTGATCGACAGGCATCTGTAGCTTATTATACCGCTTTGTATGGTCAGGACTGGTTAGCCGAACAGAAAAACGCTATGGCAAAGTCATCGGTTGAGCCAGTGTTAGCCCAGTACCGTACACAGTATGATAACTTAAAACAGCAGTTAAAAGATCAAAGCCAGTTTTCTGATCTAGCGACCGCTGTTCGAGCGGATGGAGGAATTACCTATTTAGAAAAAGACTACGAGAAGGAGAAATCAAAGGCCGACGTCCTAGACCGATTATGGATTTTGAATAATTCTACGTCCAAGTATACGGATGTCGAACCATTTGGAATACTGTTGTACCTGCTGATTGCCTTTTTAGTTATTATTGTTGTAGCTATGGCTTATATTAAATACCGTAAGTATGCGTCTCCGCCTTCATTTGTGGGCGGAAATCGTCTAAGGTAAAACTAATGGACGCTAGTTACTTTATCCTGGCACTTCTCATATTCTTAATGTATGCAGTTATCTCATGGTACTCATCCATTGAAGGGTTCGAAGATGGAAGCACGACAGAGCTCAACGATTCCGCAATTTACGATGAAACGTATGCGAATATTTATGATGCACTCTGGAATTCAAACGAGCGCATCAAGTACGAGCAGGTATCGATTCAGGACGTATCGTTAGCCGATAAACCTATTTCGGATGTTCGAATTCTGGATTTGTGCTGTGGTACTGCACCACACGCCTGTTTCTTCAAGAATTTGGGAGTTCAGTACATGGGCGTCGACAAATCGGATGCAATGATCACAAAAGCTCGAGAACGGTGTTCGTCTGCGAAGTTCAGTAAGGGCGATGTGACTCTTCCACAACTATTCCCTCAGAAATCATACAGTCATTGTTTACTGTTAGGATTCTCAATCTACATGTTCCAGAATCCACGTGTGTTAGCAGAGAATGCCTTTCAGTGGCTCCAGCCTGGCGGATACTTTATAGTTCACCTAGTGGATCCCGACAAGTTTGATCCCTTACACGATTTGTCGTCTCCGTTTGCTGCCTTCTCGTTACAGAAGTACAACTTGGAGCGCCAGACTGAGTCTATAGTGTACTTTGACAAGTTCAAGTACGCTGGCAAACTCAAGAAGACAAAGAATGAAGACAATGCGTCGTACGATGAAGTCTTCACGTTTTATGATGCTTCGGAGAATGGAGGACATAAGTACCGCGAGAACAAGCAGTCATTGAACATGCCGTCAAAAGAACGTATGATTGATATTATTCGTACAACTGGATTCAAGCATGATGAAACCGTTGACTTAGTACGTTGCGGTAAGGAATATCAGTATCTAGTATATTTTACGAAGTAGTAATAATGTCTCAGATAGAGCTGAGAGTCCTGAAGCAGGGACTACAATCGCCCAGAGTGTTTTCGGCGTCGTTCTTTACTATGAAAGATGCCTACCGAAAATTTGAGGTATATGAGGGAAATCTTAAACATTTTTGTCGTATAACGAATCATTCTGGGTTCTGTACCCGCATTTATACAGACGATTCTGGACAGGATATTGCTCTACGTGTAGCTGAAAAGTACGATCACGTTTCGGTCATTCATTTCAATTGCGAACTCTTCAGGGAAGATGTTGGGCACGTGGGAACCTTCGGAACGATTGTACGATTTCTTCCTTTATTTGAAGATGGGTTGGAACGAGTTTGGGTGTCGGATATAGATATTCCGGAAGTTTACATTAGTCCAAACCATTTACGAGCTATGGATCAGGCAAAGGCAGATCTGTATTTCCGAACCTATTTGTGCTACGATACAAAGGTATATGGGCGTCACTTCACAATTACTGCTGGCACGATTATATCTAAAATTGTGTTTCCTCGTCAGATCCTGACCAAGTTTCTGAATAAATTAGCAGATGGTGGGCTCAATGACACAATTGATCTATTGAACCGTGACAATGCCATTCGAAAGAAAGTGTCATCAAAGATTCCGTATGGGATTGATGAAGTGTTTACCAACACGACCTTCTACGAATGGTTAATTCGGCATAAGGTTCGGTGTCTAGTTCTAAAAGATTATACGAGTGCAGCGTGGCATCTGCAATCAAAAGGTATATTGCCGGACAATGAGAAACGTCTATTTGAAATGTATTATTCATCGAACAATAAGAATCTCATTCCACGAATGAAAGCTATTTTGTTGAAAAAACTACCTCCCTATATCGAAGAAAAGCCGTGTTTAAAGGAGATGCTGGATATACTACCAAACATAAAGAATTCGATGTACGTGCCATACGTTGTAGTCGGGCAAGAATTGGACTAGAGTCAGATTAATGAACCCGGTCGTATCTGACGGCCGTACAGTGTTAGATTTTCAAAAATTCACTTTCTCTGGACATTTGCGGACACACGTCTACAAAGTTCTGGACGAGAACATCAAGTTAGGTCATGCTGATTATGCAGGATACTGGACGCTGGAACTTCTTTGTTCCGGACTCGTTCATTCCATGTGGCAAACTCTGTTTGAGTCATCGGCCAAACACATTAATCGCGCCGCCCCAAATGTGTTTTTGTACCTAGTTCAAGCATACGAGAAGTTCGCGCCATACGAATCTCAGTACTCTTTGATGGCCATGACCGATATGCGTAACAATATTCCCGTTCGTCAAATGGTCTGTGAAGCAGCTGCGACTGTCGCCCTCACGCGTAAACATAAGTTGATGTCTCTTCCTACCATAAAACCCGAACACGATTTCCAGCAAGTGACTATTACGGAAAACTTAAAAGCCCCATCATCCAATTATGTTCGGCTTTTACTGAAAGAAGACGATCCTATGGACTTGTACGTTTCATTAAACGAAATGGCTTACTGCTTACGCCCCGAAGCTCGAGATTTCACGCGAGCCATTTACTGGATGTCTTGGATCTTGAAGTTTGCATCCGTATTTAAGCAGACCAATAAACGACCGCTAGAATGTTCGTACCGCCCGAATCCTTACATTGATCAAAGTCACGGTCGGCATGTGGTATGGATATTTTGGGATATTGTCCAAAACGCTTCCCGATCATCTCCTCAAGCTGGAGTATTGAATCCGTACATTGATGCCCTTTACAAACTACACTGCTTGCGCTGGAATCCGAGCGTGATGAAAGCTCGTTGCTGTTTCCTAGTGTGTGCGTGTTTGTACATCTGCGAAAGCAATACTTTGGATATTCATTACCCAGTTCCCCAAGATATAATCGCAGTCAAAGGAATTGTGGAAAGTACTCCAAATTGGATTCATTCAATCATCCAGACTCAGAAGACATTTTCAACGTAAGGTACAAATGTTCAGCAAGAAGTTTGTTCACTGCGTAGTATTGGCCGTTGTGTTCTTTGTTATCAGCTCGCCGATTACGTACCGCCTGGTTGATAAGCTGGTGGGACGTGTTGCCGGTACGTTTTCGCCATACATGGTTGAGACCCTGCGGGTAGCTCAGGCTGGATGCCCGACGACGTACGGTATCGGTCTCCATGCCGTGCTCTTTGGTGTGATTGCGTACTACTTCCTCCATCACTAGTCTGAAATACGGATTCAAATGGGACGAACATCAGTACATATAAACAATGCGAATCAAGAGGTACAACGGACGCAAGGTACCATTCAAGCTCCCAGCAATTCGCGAGACAAAGGACATTCAAGTTTTGTGGTGTGATGACGGTTGGGCATATGTGCCTCAAAATAAGATCCGACGAGCGTTTGAGACTGTAGATAACGTTGGAATTCTAGAGTACAATGAAGAGCCGTGGGAAGGAGTCGTTCCTGCTAAAGTTCTGTATGATGAGAAAGTTGTCTGCACGATCTATAATCACCCAAAGATGTGGATGGAGGTGGGAAACCAGTACTCCGAGCTGTACGTTATAGATGAGGCCTGAAAAACCTACCCGATCAACAAATGATTGCATTAGATATCCTGTACATTGCGCTGGCCACAATTTGTGTGCTAGCAATCTTACAGATTTTTGCGTATGTAGCTACTCGTGTTCTGTACCCGCCAGAGCCCCAGATTATCTACCGCAATGTTCCGGTGCCAATGCCTCAGCAGGCTCCACAGGCTCCTCCGATGCAGTCCCCTTACCTACAGCAGGGCCCGCCCCAACAGCCGAAAAACGAACCGGCTTTCACCCAGCAGGCTCAGGAAGTAAAACTACCAGAGTATGAGCCGCGCAAGCCAGCTTCAGACTCTTTACGCGTGGACCCCGAGCTCCCGCCTGGTCTTCAGGAAACCCGTCCCGACGGACTCTAAAACATTTCGCGTTCCTCAAACTACCGGTACATCAGGATGGATCATATTCACATACGAAAACGCTATTCCCGTGTGTCTTTGGATGACCGCACAGGAGTGTCGCCGTGTTCCGTGTATTGTAGATGAACGTGTGTGTGGAGACACGTTTCTTCGAGCTGAACGTATGGGTCCATATGAATTCGTGATTGGCGATATCTTTATCTTTAATTCCAACTGTGTGTTTGCTTGTTCTACATTTGAACAGCGATACCATTGGCTGAAAGAGTTGATGGATATGTTCATATATCCTTCGAAGTATACAGCGCAATTCATTCACAAGAAAGATTTGAATAAGACACATAAGATCCGAGGATACGAAGCGCATCTGGATGAGCCAGGTAAGCATGGATACTTTGTGGAGTCTGATGACCGCCAGGATATTGTGAAATTACCTATTCCGGACTGTTATGAAGTTGGAGGTGGAGGATACCTCAAAGTACCAGATCTGAAAACGTCCGTATTCCTGCGTTCGAAAGGTTCGTCATTCAAGCTCAAATGTTCTCGTAATGAGGATGGATCCTGGACAGTTCTGGAAAACATTCCTTCTATAGATTAAATGGCTCGTAAGGGTTCGTCAAAGAAACGTACTGCTCGCCGTCGTAAGATGCGTGGAGGATACTATGGTGCCACCGGCGCGATTGCCCCAGGTGCCATGGAGTGGGGTCATGGATCGGAATATGGTGCCTTTGTCTCAAACTCCCAGCGTGGCCAGAATGCTATTCTAGGTGCCGGTCGTCGTCGTAAGAGCAAGAAGTCCCGCAAGACTCGTCGTCGTAGCCGTAAGCTCCGTGGTGGCGAGAAGTTCGGTGTTGTCTCAGCCGGGTTTTTAGGTGATGGTTCGGCCGGTATGGCCAACGTTCACGGTGTCACGACAAACCACAACCTGAATAACTCTGCAAAGTTTGGAGCATTCAATGATGGCGGTGTGCACTCTCTAAAAGACAACGGAAACTTTATAACGACTAAGTAAATAATGGACACATTAATCGCAGGTCTGCTTTTTGCCGTAGCAGCCGTATTTCTTTACCAGCGTCATCTAGTGACAATGCTTCCCTGGGTTATTCTAGGATACATTCTAGCGTACCATGTTGGCAAGCTGACCCACACGGTGTCCGTACTTGTTGGCTTAGTCCTAGTGTACCTGATCTCAATGATCACTCGTCAGACGTACGAGGGATTTGAAGATAAGAAGGCCGAGGATGCTAAGAGTGAGAAGCAAGAGAAGGGTAAGGGCGAGTCGAAGAAGGAGGATCCTGAGCCGGCGCCGTCTAAGAATGCTGCGGATGCACATGTAGATGTCGGTACGACAATCCTACATGCATATCGTAATCTGACTCCTGAGCAGATTGGAGGTATGCGCCGTGACACGAAAGAGCTGATGGGACTACAGAAGGAGCTGATGGGTTCATTAGCTGAAATGAAGCCTGCTATTGAGCAGGGCGCCGAGTTACTCCAGACATTCAGCCAGTTTTTCGGTAAGGATGCTGCTCAGGGAGCAGTTCCCCAGAGCATGTGAATACGTTCCATAGCATCTGCATACACGTACGCGTGGTAATCAGCATCGTTTGTTGAAATAAAAGGACCACCAATGGATTTGACAATGCGAGTCCATTCGTGAAGTTCGGCGATCAACATCTTGAAGTAAATGTACTCTGACCATAGATGTACAGTTTTGTACAACGAGATCATTGAAAATATAGATGGTAGTTCTCCATACCACACACACGTAATGAATGTGACCAACGGGCTTATAATCATATCTGCGAGTAATGAGACCTTTTCTAGCCACCCTTCTGGATTAAATATCTTATTTAATCGAGAATAGTCATCAGCCTTTTCAAAAAATTGTTTATCGTGCAGACAAATGTACGCCAATGATTCACTCGTTATGCGAGTCTTCAGCGTCTGAAAACTCGGGATCATGTATTACAAATCCAGCCGAAGGAAAATCGGTAGTTTCTAACGTTGTAGTATCAAGGTAACGCCAAGTCACGTCGGTAAGTTCAAATGTTTCGTTCAGCCATTCCGGAGTAATGTGAACGCCAAAATGTATGCTATCATTGACATCATTCGTGTAATCAACAATTATACCGTCGGGGTAGACTGCTCCAACCCAAAGCCATGGAAGAATTGATGGAGAAACCTCGTATTCATCTTTCTTGGGTGGGGCAAACAGTATTGCGTCTACACGTCTGCAACAATTGAATATCGTTTGGTAAACCCATGCAATAAGAAGCATTTAATTTAGTACGTAGAATCCTGTGAAAGCGGTAACGCACCAACCTCATCCTTTAGGGTTGATACCATATGGTCACGGTTCTTCAGGTTGTCGCCAGTGAGCGACGCAAACCCCTCGCGCGCCAGAAGTCCTACCTGACGATCAATGCCCAGACCTAGCGAGATCGATGTCGCGAGAGCAACCATGATGAAGGGCGTAGCAACAATCGCCCAAGACACAACTCCTAGATCAACGGAGCACAGGGCATCTAGAATGACGACTCCGGCAATACCCATGACAACCTTCGCTAAAGCAGTCACAAATAGGCTGAGGGACAGATCCAGACCGACGTGGATCACAATGTATAGGAGGTACAGAAGTGCGGGAGGACACAGCGAATCAATGAAACGCATCTTCAGGTTATTTACATTGATACAACAAAAATGAACAGGCACATCCAGACAATTATAGAATTGACTGGATGTTCCGAGGACGATGCGATGCGAGTCTACGCTGAAACAAATGATGTGGAAGATGCCGTGGATAAGTTACTCCCTCCTGCTCAGAACCAGGCGCGACAGTATTATGATGCTATTAGGCCGGTACGGATATATACTCACGAAGAAGAGGAAATCAGAAAGTTACGTGATGTGCTCAAGAAGATGGACGAGAAACATCTTACTTTGTTAAATCCACGCGGCTTCGTGGTACCAAGCGCGCCGAATACCCTCCGCGAAGAAACGGCTCCACAAAATAATTGTGATCAGGAATGTCAGCTACCCGTTCATCAATCAGAGGCTCAAACACCGGGAACTGCTTGTCAGTTACCGTCTGAATGCTCTTCCGGTTTGCCGTAGAGTGACCGTACATTACACGGCTCTGGTCATCTACATTCTCAAGGCTTCCCATACCTAGGTTAGGCGTAGTAGCAAACGGGCGAGCAAATACCTGCTTAGGTCCCTTCATGCGAGCAGTTCCCGGAGCTCCAAACAGAAGATCGGACTGGGTATCAATACCACATCCACCCTCGGGAGAGTTACCGAAGTTACCCATAGGAATGAGTCCGGGAATAGATGCAGCGACCGCCCAATTATTTCCGCATCCTGAAGGGGATGCATTCACCAGTCCATTCTTATTGGCTTCATTCACAGGAGCATCGCGCCAAGCCGATCCATCGCGGGTATTGGCGAACATGTACGGTAATCCGTAATTCGACGACATCTTATTACTATAAAACGAATTTAACTCAAAGGAACTTACTTAAGTTAACAATGTTGCTCCAACCCTGTGATTGGCTTGAGAGCGATACCAAAGAGAGGAAGTATGTGGTCGACGTATTTGGTAGACTTGATGACGATCGTGTCGCAAAAATCAGGCTTACTGGATTTCAACCGTACTTCTATCTTCGGTCAGACGATGGCGAGACGAAAGATGACATGTACACTGGTATTGGGTCCGCAATGACCAAGGAAGGTAAGTTCCTTACCGGGATGAAGATAGTTCAGGAACACAAGCTGGATGCTATGCGTGGATTCAATAGCCTCAAACCAATTAAGGTCTGGAAACTCACCTTCAATGGTGTTATCATGATGAAGATGGTTCTGAAAGTCCTGAAGTCCGGAATTAAGCTAGGTAAGCGTTCGATCATATTGGAAGATATCTATGAAGCCAACTTGCCTCCGTACATCCGACTGTTCCACGAGATGGATATTTCTCCTGCGTCACCTATCTCATTTGAGGCAGAGGAGGAAGATCCGGACGACGATGAGAACGTAGATGTGAGCTTTACAGTTCCTTATAACGAGATTAAAGCTGATCAGTCTGCGAATCTTCCGCTGTATATTGCAGGGTATGATATTGAGACTTACTCGGAGTCCGGGAACTTTCCGGTCGCATCCAATCCATCGGATGAAATCATTCAGATTGGTGTTTCGTTTCGGTATACTGACGATATGCTGAACTCATACAAGCGCTTCGTGTTTGTATCTGGTACATGCACTGCGTCCAAAGACGATACGGTGAAGTTCGTGAGTTGCCGGAACGAGAAGCATCTTTTGGAAGAGTTCATGAAGTGCGTGCGATTTGAGAACCCTGACATCATTGCGGGATACAATACGTTTGGGTTTGATGACTCGTATATTGCGGATCGGTGCAAATACAATCGCCTTATCTTCAATATTGGACGAATTGAAATTGATGATTGGAAGAACCGTGGTGAGGTAACGTACGCACACACCGAAGCCAAGAAGTTTGAGCTGGCGTCTGGTACCTTTGCTGTACGGTACCTGAAAGTTCCGGGTCGTCTGGCAATTGACCTGCTTCTATCTGTTCGGCGCGAACAGAATCTGGACTCGTACAAGCTGGATAACGTAGCGTCAGTGTTCTTGCGTGACAAGGTCATCAAGGTTGTGCATACAGAGTCACTGGTGAAGGTACATACAAAAAGCACGCGTGGCTTGTTTGTAGGTAACCAAGTGAGATTTGATGTTATGACCAATACGACCAATCCGTACCGTGAAGGCGAGAAGTTTGAAGTCATCGACAAGGATGAAAAAACGTTCACTCTTCGCGACCCGACAAATAGCATTCTAAATGATCTATCTGCCGACGAGCTTTCTAAACTGGAGTGGTGTTTTGGTAAAGATGATACGTCAGCCCAAGACATGTTCGCATCCCATCGTGGATCGGCAGATGATAGGGCGGTGATTGCCAAGTACTGTATTCAGGACTGTGACTTAGTCCTGACCCTCATGGCCAAGCTGGATACCTTCGTCAATGCTCGCGGTATGGCAGACGTATGTCGTGTCCCAATCCAGTACATCTTCCTGCGTGGCCAGGGCATCAAGATTTACTCGGCTGTCGTCTATAACGCTTCTAAGCGTAACCAGATCATCATGACGCAGGAAGGTCTGGAAGGCGATACGACGTACGAAGGCGCGATTGTCCTGCCTCCCAAGATTGGGATGTACCTGGATCAGCCTATTCCGGTTTTGGATTTTAATTCGCTGTACCCTTCGAACATGATTGCCTTCAACTTGTCTCCAGATACGCTCGTGTACGTGAAGAGGTATTCTGCAACTGGAAAACTCATTGAACAAACTCCTAAAATCGTAGCAGATACGACCGGGTTCAAGGTAGATGATGTGTCATACGATTCACCAGGTACTGGCGAACGTATTACGTGTGGATTCATTCAGCCTACGTCTGATCCACGAAGCGTAGGAGTTATCCCTCAGACACTGGATATCCTGCTGAAGAAGCGCAAGGAGACGCGAAAGCTGATGGAGACCATTGAGGATGATTCTCAAAAAGCTGTTCTCAACGGTCTGCAGTTGGCGTACAAGACGGTAGCCAATTCAGTGTATGGTCAGTGTGGTTCACGCACATCTCCGATCCGCAAGTTGGAAGTAGCAGCATGCACAACGGCTGCGGGTCGCCAGCGTATTCAGGATGCTAAGCGCGTGGTAGAGACAGAGTTTGATGGTGAGGTGATTTATGGCGATACAGATTCTATCTTCATCAAGTTCAAGACGAAAGATCTGGCCGAAAGCATTGAACTAGGCAAGAAAGCTGCCGACCGAATTACCTCGCTGTGCCGTAAGCCTTATCGCATTGAGTATGAAAAAACATTCTTCCCGTTCATTCTATTCTGCCGGAAGCGGTATGTCGGTATGATGTACGAGGACGATATCACAAAATGTAAGCGCAAGACCATGGGTGTCGCACTCAAGCGACGAGATAATGCTCCTATCGTCAAAGATGTATTTGGCGGAGCACTGGATTCGCTGATGGAGCACCGAAACATTAAAGTCGCCGAGACATTGGTCAAGGATATGCTGGTGAAAGTCATGAAGAACGAGTACCCGTTGGAAAAGTTCATCTTGTCCAAGCAGTTGCGAGACGATTACATTACAGAAGTTCCGGCAGAAGTTAGAAATCATAGATCTAAAGGAAAGCCCGAACAACTCAATGGGGCAAAGGCTTCATATACAACTATTAAAAATTACGCTCTTGAACATGGTCTTGAACTTCCAACCTCATCTATTGCACACCGTAAACTAGCTGATCGAATGGAAGAGCGGGATGCAGGTAATAAGCCCCAGGTCGGTGATCGCTTGTCGTACGTCTACGTCGCCAACCGTAAAGATGAGAAGAAGCAAGGTGATAAAATTGAGAGCGTTGAGTACGTTCGCGAGAAGAAGCTGAAACCCGATGTAGAGTTTTACGTGACGAATCAGATACAGAATCCGGTTGCCCAACTATTTGCTCTTGCCATTGAAGATTTGGATGGGTACAAGAAACGCGATTACGACTCCTACTTCAAAGAGTACCGTGAAACACTCGATGAAGAGGAAGCAACTCTAAAAGTCCTGAAGCTCAAAGAAAAAGATTTGGAACCATTGCTGTTTATGGGAGCTCAGTACTTGAAGAAGCATAAGACTGGTCCCATGGATATGTTCCTGAAACGCTAAGTGGTTTTAAACGATTTGAGTAATAAAAGGAAATGGACGAACAAATTCTGGATGTTCTGGAAAAGCTGGCAGAGGCGCGTGGAGAATTCCTGACGAATGAAACAATTCGGTCCCTGAATTTCCCTTCCCGTTCGACGCTTGTAGCGCGATTTTTGAATACAGAGTCTCATATCGTCGAACTCGTGAACCGTATTCATGCGAGTCGGATTTATGGCGATTTTACCCAGGCTCTTCTGACGGTCACTTTACCCGCAGCAGCCGGTGGTGTACCTCGTAATTTTTCAGACCCAGTTCAAGTCACGGCATCTACAAACCAGATCAATGCCGGCCTAGAAGCTATTCAGACAGCGTCTTCGCCTTGCGCGATTTGTCAGGAACCGATTTCTTCGGGCGGGGTGCGGATTCGAGTTTGTCAGCACGAGTATCATCGGGCTTGTATCGTAAACTGGTTTTCAATGAGTGTACGATGTCCAGTCTGTCGACACGATATTCGTGAAACGGGTCCTGAAGGCCAAACATCGACTGACGCATTAAGAACATCTGCTCCACTGCCAAGCCAGTCGGGGGACTCACAAACTTAGGGATTGGATCCGATTCTCCATACTGAATTCGGTGCATCATTCGTCGCACATCATGGTTACAATCTTTCAGTAAAGACGTAACATCCTGATCGTGAAAGAAATTTTGTATATCATTTGCTCTTGGTGGGAAACATCGCACGTTATCTATGTGCTCAGCATTCCGCTTGAAAATAGTGGGCAGTTCATTTCCAGTACACAGAATAGGTACTTTTCGCTGAGGATCGCGAATCCATTCCACTATTTTATTCTGAGCATGCGGATCAGATCCGTCAACTTCATCTAAAATTACACATGTCTTACGAGACGTCTCGCCACGAATAAATGAATGTATATTCACGGCGGAACGACAAGCGTCCTTGATTTTTTCCACGTCTTCAAAGCTTCTGATTGAACGGGACGCATTAATCTCCAACGGATCAAACCCGAACGTACGAGCAGCTGCTAAAGCTAGGGTGGTTTTTCCTATGCCCGGAGGTCCTGAAAGCATAATAGCCTTCTGAAAATTTGTTGATTTAAGGTACGTTCGTAGCAATTCCTTTTCTTCACGGTACCCAAACACATCATCCAATGTTGTTGGTCGGTAAACTTCCGAATACATTACTGTTCTTGTTCAAAACAATCTAAACGCATTTGCCATACTAAGAGTGCGCATATAAGATAGTGGTCAGTCCCAGGCTCTTATAAGGCCTGTACCCGAGTTCGATTCTCGGTATGCGCATTTACATCTTTCTAAACACCATAATCGTTTTTTTAAACCATGATAGCGAAGACATTGTCCGCATACTGTTTTCACTTTCAATATCGTTGATGTATCCCAACGCACATATCTTTGACTTGATATAGTCATTCGTCTGCTCGTTGAAGTGTCCATGCCCTCCCTGACCTTTCACCGCCCAGCTTAGAACGATTCCGTGCTTGTTATTGGTGTGCAGGTTGTTGATAAAAATATCTTCAAACGTTTGGGGAAGATGTTCGCCGACTTCTAGAGACATCACCCAGTCAAATGGTTCAAGTTGAGTTGGAACCGACAGATCAAGTACCTTGCACGTATTATTCGTCAGTTCAGGAGTATTTGGATTACCATCAAATCCCGTGGCATTCAGACCGTGATTGCGAAATGTTTGTACATACGTACCCATTCCACATCCAAAATCCACTATGCTAGTAGCTCCCTCATTCTTGAAAAAAGTAACAAGACACTTTGCAAGATTTGGGTCATGAACATGCTGGCTACTTGCTTGTGTACCTTGCCAATATCCGTTTGAGTGTATAGACATGTTTGATTTGTACTAAAAAGTCTGCACACTGTAAACAAGTTTAAGGGCAATTTCCTTCCCAATCAGTACCACACGAATGAGCTAAATTACACTTTGCATCGGGACTTGCAAGCGTTGGAGTTTTCGGATCAAATGGTTGACATATAGTCACATATCTAGGTTCACATAATCCAGTACCTTGATTCAGTTCCCAAAGAAGAGGACATGCATTTCCACGGCCATATGGAATAACTATTTGGGGGTTTATTACGTATTTATAGAATGCCAAGAGTGCAAATGTAACAAGTGAAGCAACTAAGACTATAATGAAAACGTCGCTTGCATTCATTCTTGTTTTTCTGTTGAGAAAGTAATGGAAGTCGCACGCCACGTCATAGACACCTTCTTTAAGGACACACCCAATCCTTTGGTTCGTCATCATCTCGACTCGTTCGCAGATTTATTGAACATCAAGATTCCTACCTATATTCGTGGTCTCAATCCTCTCACGCGCATCTTGAAAGATGACCGAGAGATCCGAATTTTTATTGGAGGGCGTTCTGGTGATAAAATCCAGTACTTGCCTCCAGCCGATGAGAATGGGAACGCTATTCTTCCCCATTGGTGCCGTCTAGAAAATCAGACGTATTCATTTGAAATTAAGGCTAAGGTTGATATTGATTACGTGATTGGTGGAGAGACAATGACTGAATCGTTTGACGATGTATCGATTGGTCGCCTACCTCTTATGCTAAAGAGTTCATTGTGTTACCTTACGGCCATGAACGGCGACGAACTGTACGATGCCGGAGAATGTAAGTTTGAGTTGGGCGGGTACTTCATTGTTGGAGGATCCGAGAAGGCACTACTGACCCAGGAAAAACTCGCAGACAATATGTTGTATGCCTCGAAGCGCAAGAAGGTCGCGGAGACCAGTTTGCAAGTCGTTGGGTTGATTGAAAGCGATAAGACGGAAGCAAAGATTGCCGGAGCTACCCGTGCAGACGATTATGAGTACATTGCAGGTATTCGTACCATCAATGAGGCGGGAACTCGTGGACCATACACTCATTTCCTAGTCCTGCCACCAAAGAACATACGACCCAATGATGAGGCCACTATCGCCAAAGTCTTTGATTACTCGGCGTTTTATGAGAGGCGTCTGTGCACGATTCAGTTGCATGGATTCAGCAAACCAGTTCCAGCCGTCAGCGTATTCTATGCGCTGGGAGCCACCAATGATAAAGATATTTACGATTTAGTGTTTGCCGGTGTACCGGACGAGGAACGGAGTATTTACCATGAAACCTTCGCGGAACTCATGAAGTCACACGAAGTATTCCTAAAGCAGGAAATGTCCAAAGAAGACGACCAGAATCAGGATGCGAATATGTTAGTTCTCAAGCGCGTATGCCGTACTCCCACCCAGGCTGCCGTGTATGTGAACTTGTACAATACCCTGTTCTCGCACTGTGAGTTCATTGAGGGTGAAAGTACCTCAGCACTGTACCGTCGCAAAGCATACCTCCTTGGACATATGCTGAAAATGACAATCGATGTGTCACTCAATATCAAGCCCAAGAGCGATCGTGATCATTACCGCTACAAGCGTCTGTACGCTTCAGGAGACTTGTGTTTTACCGAGTTCCGCCGGATCTATAAGGAGATTGCCAATAGCATGCTTTTGCGTCTAGATTCGCGTGTTGAGTTCGAGGGAACTACCTATTCAGGTAAGAAACTCGTAAACTTAATTAAAGATACTCCCAACACGTACTGGAAGTCATATATCATGCTGTCCGAGATTGAGAAGTCGTTCAAGGGTAAGTGGGGAGGCAAGGACGGAATTTCGCAGGAACTGACACGTGGTTCCTATTTGGGAACAATCGCTATGCTTCGGCGCGTGAATTTGGATATGGACAAAAATACGAAATCGTACGAGGCTCGGCGCCTGCACGGGAGCTCTTGGGGGTACATGTGCCCTTCTGATAACCCGGATGGAGGAAGTGTAGGAATGATCAAGTCTATGACTCTTCTTTCGTCTATCAGCACGGCCACTCCATCCAAGGTTATGATGGATATTGTTAAGGCATACAAGACGTTCAAACCAATTCAGTTAATTAATCCTTCCAAATTCAGTCCGGCGTGGACGAAAGTATACGTGAACTCCGATCTAGTTGGAGTATTCACATCAGACGCTGAGGATTTCCACTATGATACCCTCCAGAAACGCCGTAATCGCGAAATCTCGAAGTTCGTATCCTTATGCTGGAATCGCCTGGAGAATGAGTACATTATTTCAACGGACGCTGGTCGGGCAGTGCGACCAGTATACCGTGAAGGAACCAAGCCGGAAGTCGTAAAGCGTACCCTAAAATGGGAGTCGTTCGACAACAAGATTCTAGATTACATAGATCCTCAGGAAACAGAAAGCGTACGTATTCGGATGGAACCGTTCTCTGATTCTCAAGTATCAGAAATCCACGGAATCACGATGTTCTCAGCATCGGGAAGCGTAATTCCAAACTCAGACTTCAATCAGTCTCCGCGCAATATATTCGCGTGTCAGCAGACGAAACACGCGTGCTCCTGGTTCAATACTGCGTTCAACAAACGATTCGATACGATATCTACATGGCTCTACAATCCCCAAGTTCCTTTATCACAAACTTGGACCAGTCGTCATATTCTAGGTAAGGATGGATGTTTGGCGTACGGTGAGAACTCTATTGTAGCTCTGGGGATTTACTCAGGATACAATCAGGAAGATTCAATTCTCCTGAACGATGCGGCATTAAAGCGAGGAATGTTCAATACCATCTACTACCATTCGTACGATATCCAGGAAGAGATGGTCAACGTAATGGCTCAGACGCATACAGAGTTTGGAAATTTGGTACTCGATTCCCGGTTCCGCGAGACGGTGGTGCGAAAAGAGGGCAAAGAGTATTCTCATTTGGATGGAGATGGAATTATTACCGTTGGTTCAGAGGTGACAGAGGATACAGTTTTAGTTGGAATCGTAAGTCCATTAACCAAAGAAGGTCAAGCCACAAGTTATACCGATAAATCGTACACTCCTAAACGTGGACAAAATGGACGAGTTGATGCAGTCTACCGCTACACTACGTCTGTTCGTGGTTCGGGAGGAAACCTGACCGTTCTTCGTGGCGTAAAAATTCGCGTGGCCGAGAATCGCGTGCCCACATTAGGAGACAAGTTCTGTTCTCGTCATGGTCAGAAAGGAACTGTAGGACTCCGTCTAGCAGAAGAGGATATGCCGTACACAGCTGGAGGTCTGCGCCCGGATATTATTGTGAACCCATTGGCTTTTCCCAGTCGCATGACAATTGGGCAATTGATTGAAACGATGGGAACAAAAGCTGGCGTTCATTTGGGTACCGCTGTAGACTCAACGGCGTTTTCGACCCAGAATCGAGTGGGCGAACTGAAAGATCTCTTAACAAAGTTAGGATACCATCCTTACGGGAATGAAATCATGTACAATGGCCAGTCTGGAGAAATGATGGACGCCGAAATTTTTATTGGTCCAACCTACTACCTGCGTCTCAAGTTGATGGTTGAGGATAAGATCAATTACCGATCCACTGGACCACGTACTCTACTCACTCGCCAGCCCGTAGAAGGTCGTGCGAATGATGGAGGATTACGTATCGGTGAAATGGAGCGCGACGGTCTGATCTCACACGGAATGTCCAAGTTCTTGAATGAAAGTTCAATGGAACGATCGGATAAATCGACGACATTGTTCCAGCCGGAAACAGGGTACATTGATTCAACACCTGATCTCCAAGGACAAAAAATTGATACGCCGTACTCTATGGGTCTTCTACTCCGTGAACTTGAAGCCATGCATATTTCGGTACGCTTAGCATCCTCATAATGTAAAAAGTGGTGTATAAAACACCGGTTGTTGACTAGAGCTCCTGCTCGTGCATGTAGCACGCAATGTCGTCGAGCTCCTGCGTCTCCAGGACACCTTTGTCCAGGAAAGACTCGCGGTGGACAAAGGTCAACAGCGAGTTCTCTTCCTCTCGCCGGAGGAAGTCGAAGATCAGCTTGTAGATCTCCTTGATTGAGCCGCTCCGAGGCGGCACGTCCTCACCGAGCACGCGCCGTGCAACAGTGATCCAGCTCCGAGGCGCGTCACGGTCCTTGGCTTCGTAGCCAGGCAGGATGGAGCGCTCAAAGAGCTTGGCGCCGTCGCTAGAATGTAGGTACGGCTTCATCTTGTAGTACCAGATGATGGCAATCGAGTAGTTGTGCGGTAGCGACTTCAGCCAGCCACCGATATCATAGGCATCAAACTCCTTGGTAAACGGGCTCTCCTTGAGCGCCATCTTCATAAACCCCTTAGGGTCCGTCGCGATAAAACGCTTCGTGGACAGATCCTCCTCAGGCATCTCGATATAATGTGTGTATGATCTACCAATATTCACAAAAACAATTTCGTTTTTCACGTACGGTGTTTGCGCGTCTTACGTTTCTTGTGTTTACGAGCCTTCTTCGTTTTCCTCTTCTTCCGTCCGGCTTTGGGGAATTCGCGAACAAACATCTTTGACGACTCCTCGTCTAGTTCTTGTGACCCAGTTGGTGTTCGCATAATATCGTCCACAATCTTCTGCTGTTCTGCCGTCTGCTGGGCGACCGAGCCGGTGCGTGGAGGAGGAGCGCCCAGATACTTAATATACGCACCAAGACTTCGTGGTTTGGTATCTTTTTCATTCAACATGGGCATGGTGGGGTCTCTTGCGGACTCCTTCATAGTATCTCCCCATTTTGACACTTTTTCTCGCGTAAGACTCGATGATGTAGCCATTATAAGTTTATCGAGAAACGGATTTTATCATAGCAAGCTTATAAATGAATAATAACATGGCTGACCACATGTACGTAACAAAGCGTAATGGTGACCGCGTTCCGGTCTCATTTGACGAGATTCTCCAGCGCATCCGTAAACTATCGGATGGTCTAGAGCATGTCAATCCGGATCTAGTCGCCCAAAAGGTATGCAATCAGCTCACGGATGGTATGCCAACGTCCAAGCTTGACGAATTTGCTGCGGAAACGTGTGCTATGATGCAGGCGCGCTATCACCCGAATTACGGCACTCTAGCGTCACGCATTGTGATTGATAATCATCATAAGACCACTCCTGCAACCCTGCTGGAATGTGTAGAGAAGCTGTACCATGGCAAGACTCAGGTTATCTCGGAAGAGTACCATGAACTGGTGTGCAAGCATGCAGATAAGTATCAGGAAATGATTTGCTACGACTGTGACTTCGTATTTGAGTACTTTGGATTCAAGACTCTTGAGCGTGGATACCTTCTGAAGGTCAACGGTGAAGTTGTAGAGCGTCCTCAGCATATGTGGATGCGCGTAGCTATTCAGCTTCACGAAGACAAGTTTCTCAAAGTGAAGGAGACGTACGATGCCCTTTCCCAGGGATACTTCATTCACGCGACTCCCACGCTGTTTAATTCGGGAACCCGTACTCCCCAGCTCTCATCGTGCTTCCTCGTCCAGATGGCGGATGATTCTATTCAGGGAATTTACAAGACTCTGGGTGACTGTGCCCAGATTTCCAAGTGGGCTGGCGGAATTGGTCTGTCGGTCCATAATATCCGTGCACGTGGCTCAAAGATCCACGGTACGAATGGAGAGTCGACTGGTTTGGTTCCTATGCTCAAAGTGTTCAATGATACTGCAAAGTATGTGAATCAGGGCGGAAAGCGTAACGGTTCGTTCGCAATCTATCTAGAACCTTGGCACGCAGACATTGAGGATTTCCTGCGTCTACGTCTTAACCAGGGAGCGGAAGAAGATCGGGCACGTGATCTGTTCTACGGCCTGTGGATCCCCGATCTGTTCATGAAGCGCGTTGAAGCAAATGCCGATTGGACACTCATGTGTCCTAAGGAATGCCCCGGCTTAGATGATGTTTGGGGCGAGGCGTTTGAGACGCTTTACATGAAGTACGAGTCTGAGGATCGTGGGCGCAAACGTATTCCTGCCCAAAAGATCTGGCAGATGATTCTAGACTGCCAGATCCAGACGGGTAATCCTTACCTGTGCTACAAGGACGCAGCTAACTCCAAGTCAAATCAGCAGAATCTGGGTACGATCAAGTCGTCCAATTTGTG